AGAATCTTAGAGTTCAACAGCAAGAGTTTGATGAAAAGAGTCAACAGCAGCAGCAGTTTAATCAGCAACAATATTATCAAAATCAGCAAGCCCCTGTTGCGCCAAATGTCGAGACTGCGTCTCAATGGGTACAGGAGAATGATTGGTTTGTTGAAGAGAGTCAAAATTACGATCCAGACTTACGTCGTTTTACTGAAGATTTAACAAATTCAATGGATGCTTACTTATATAGAGCGGGAATGCAGCATGGCATTTACTCTCCGGAATATTTTGAATATTTAGATAATGAAGTGGAGAAGTTTAAATCTGGACAATACGATCATATGAGGACTCAACCTAAACAACAGAGACAACAGTCTCAATATCAACAGCAATCAAGGAATCAATATATGAGCGCTCCTAAAAGTGTTACTTCAGGCGTAAGTAATAGTGGATATAGAACGAATGCAGCGGTTAATAACCGAAAGCAAGTTAAATTGAACCAAGAAGAGATGGAATTTGCCAATCGCATGAGCACTATTCCAGGCGTTTCAGCAGAAGATTACGCCAGACATGTATTGCATGATAGACAAACAGCACATTTAAGACAAAATAGGAGATAAAACCATGGAGCGAGGACTTAAAACAAAGCCAGATGATGAAAAGAATCGTATAGAACAAGCCAGACGCGCTGAAATGAGAGCAGCAGAGCTTAGACCGAGCATGAGTATGCTTCCGGTTAGCAAGCTTCATATCGATGCGAGCGTAGTTCCTTGTGGATGGGAATATAAATGGGTTCGCATTAGCTGTATGAGCATTCCAGATTATCAAAATGAAAACGAATCATTGTCTTCAGGATATACACCTGTTCCTGCTGATAGACATCCTGAGTTAGCGAGACGTTTTTCAAACAAAGGACAGAGCAACACAGAAGGCTTTATTGTTAAAGAAGGCTTAATGTTATGTGAAATACCTAAGAGCATCAATGATGAAAAAAGACAGTATTTTGCAAAAGCTAATGCTGAAAAAGTAACTTCATTAGAATCCCTCAAGAATGGACTGGGTATGGAGCCTACTATGCCAGGACAAGTTTTTGCGGCGCAAACTTCTTATTCCAATACATCCAATTACTAAAACGGGTTGTTGTACTACACGTAATAGTTAGAGTATTGACGCAGGAATTAATAGAGCGATAATAGAGATGCTAGGTAATGTTCTTTGAAATGTTACCTTGCATCCTAGCAGACAGCGCTAGTAAAAAACTGTCGGGTTAATCCCGGTTAGACCACACCTACAAACGCGGTCGAGATAAATCTTGTATTTACGTTAGGTTTATACCGAAGGATTAACTATGTACGGTAATGGTCAAAACGCTCCTCGAGGCTTACAGCCTTCTCAATATAACGACGGCTCTATTTGGAATGGACAATTAACAGAATATTTAATTCCATCCGGATACGCGACTTCTCTATTCACTTTCGATCCTGTTTCATTTGCTAACACTGGAACTATTGTCATAGGCACCATTGGTGGCCCAATTGTTGGCGTGTTCATGGGTGTTAAGTATGTTGACGCAACTGGAACTGCTCAGTTCTCACAATATTGGCCCGCAAACACAGTCACTCAGGGCGCAGTTCCTGCGACTGCATTGGTTTGTGACGATCCAAATGTTCTATTTGATATTCAATGTGCAAATGGCGTTGGTGGTGGACCTGTTGCTGCACCTTCATTAACTCAAGCTGAAATGTTTGAGAATGCTAATTTTGGTGTTCAAGCCACTACATATAATCCCATTGTTGGTGTAACTCCCGCTCCAAATCCTGGCGCTGGAAATACCGCAAATGGATTGTCGGGATATTACTTAGATACTAATTCGATTGCTAATACCGCAACTCTAAATCTAAAGCTTATTAGATTCACACAGATTCCTGGAAATATTGCAGGCGTTGTATTCAATAATGCGCTTGTGAAAATTAACAATCATTATTACAACGGCGGCACTGGTACGGCTGGCGTATAAGGGAGATTGACGAATGACTATTAATACCGCTGCAATTCAATCATTATTGCGACCTGGACTAGCTGCTGTTTTCGGTAGTTACCCTAAATGGCCGTCACAATGGTCAGATATCTTTGAAACTTATACTTCAGACAAAGCAGTTGAATATGAAACTGAAATGAAGTTGACAGGATTGGCCGCATTCCGACCTGAGGGTTCACCAACCTTGATGCAGGATATGGGTCAGCGTTTTATAACGAGTTATGTGCACCGATATCTTGGGTTAGGTTTCCAAATTACTCGCCAAGCGATTCAGGACAACCTGTATAAGGATAAATTCCCAATTATGGCGCGCGCTTTAAGAGATTCAATGGCGCAGTCCAAAGAGCTCCTTGGCGCTAACGTTCTTAATAACGGGTTTAATGGCGCATTCCCAATTGGCGATGGTCAACCTGTATTCAGCGTTAATCATCCAATTGATACTGGTGTAGTTGCTAATACTTTTGTTGTTCAGGCCGATTTGAATGAAGCTTCATTAGAAGCGGCATTGATTGCTATTCAGCAATTTAGAGACCAAGCCGGTCTAATCGTAATGACTAAAGCTGAGAAAATGATTGTTCCTGCTCAAGGACAATTTATTGCGGAGCGTTTACTTGCTTCTGCCTTCAGAACTAATACCCCGAATAATGATGTGTCAGCCATATATAACATGTCGTCTATTCCTCAAGGGTTCCGTGTTAATCAATATCTGACGCTTCCAAATTTCTGGATGGTGATGACTAATGCTCCTAATGGTTTTAAGCATTACATTCGTGAAAAGATTGAAACCGATGTTTACACTGATTTCCAAACTGACAATCTATTAGCTAAAGCTGTAGAGCGGTATTCATTCGGTGTTAGTAACTTCCGTTGTGCATTCGGCAGTAATGGTCCGTAATTAAAGGTTTGTAAGAAGGTAAAGAGATTTGCCTTCTTACAGCTTAACTAGGCTAAGTATTGAAATAGCTGCAAAGGCTATGGAGCAAAAATGTCAGAAAAAATCAATTTAAATTATCCAACTGTTATGACGTCTGGGATGATAATTGGAGATCCAGTTCAGTTCCCTAACGGCTCAGCTGATGGATTGCCTTCATTGCCAAAAGTTGGTGTAAATCCAATTTCTGCTGCTATTTATCTCCCGACTCTTTATGGTGCATTGACCATCTCTTCGATGACGACAGCACAGCGCGACGCATTAACTCCTTATATTGGAATGATTATATACAATACTGATACGACTACATTTGATGCCTATTTTGCGGGCGTAATTAATGCATGGGATAATATTGGCGGTGGACTAGATACTTTCTCTAGAATATTTGTAGGGAATGGCTCTGCCGCTGCTCCATCAATGTCGTTTACATCCGATCATTCAACAGGAATTTATTTTTCTGCTGGACCAATTATATCATTTTCAGTTGGTGGTGTTGAAAGCTTTGCTTTAAGTGATACAGGCATACAAATTTTAGCTGGCAGCGGAATTCCCGGTACAGCATTCTTTTTTAATGAAGTAAATTCAAAATATGTTGCATTGGCTGCTCAAACGGTAGCGGGAGGATTGACTTCTAACATCGTATTAACTCTCCCAGCATCAACACCTGTTCTTAATAATACGCCATTGGTTGCAAATCCTGGCGGAACAATGTTTTTCAGTGCAGCTAATGTTTGTTATGCAACAATGAATGTTACTTCTGCTCAATTAAAAGCAATGTATACCACTCCTGTGCTAGTAATACCTCATATATCAGGTACAGCAATTATAGTTCATAGAGCAGCTATCGAAACATTAACTGGAACAGCATATGCCGGAGGTGGGGGTATATATTTAGAATGGGCAAATATAGGGCATGGAACGTTTGAAGCATCAGATAGTTTCAGCGATGCATTATTAACTGGTACTGGTGTGACAACTTATATTGGACAGGTAGCAGGGTTGGAATATCCTGGTGGTTTATCAGGCCCAGCTGTAACAGGTCAAGATATATATTTGACAAATGATACTGCTGCATTCACAACAGGAACATTTGATATAAAACTATACGTTTGGTATTCAGTAATACCAGTCGTTTAATGTTAACTAAAGGAAAGGAGTAAATATGCAAGTTATTTCAGCAATAGAAGCAAAGGTAAAGGAATTAATGGACCAGAAGTCTAATCATCAATCATTAGCATTGAGATTAGCCTCTGATTTAGATACCGCAAAAAGTGCTATCAGCAAGATTGAAGGAGCATTAGAAGCTTTTGCAGCGACTAATAGCAGCCTTAAGTCAGCATTAGGTGTTGTAGAAGCCGTCTCTACTGTTGTAGGTGCTGCTTCGAGCGTTGTAGATGCAGCCGCAAACGCTGCGCCTGTAACGGTAGACGCAAGCAATGCTAACGCAGCTACAACTTCGCAAAATTAAGAGATAAATAAGGTGGCATTATGGGACGATGTGTTAAATATTATTGGCCAGAGCCTGATACTGCCGCCTTTGCTCATCTACAAACATTAGCTGCTGCTGGAAATCTAATATTAAACGGAAATCTTGCAACTTATAATAGTTACAATGTTTTAAATCCTACTGTTTCTTATTCAAACATAAGCAGACAGGTCTCATTGACGTCTGCCTCTAATTTAAGTGGCGTTAACTTCACAATCTCTGGTACGTATCTTGGGCATCCCTATTCTGAAACCATTGCGGGACCTAATGCTGATACCGTTGAAACGGCTAATGTTTATGATAGTGTTGTAAGTATTTCGGCAAATGCGGGAACGGGTGGTTTTACAGTAAGTGCAGGCAGTGGATTGTCAGGATATACCGCAATCTTTAGAGCAAATGAACATGCTACTGTTGATGCTATTTCTGCTCAAGCGATAATAACTTCAGGTGCTGGACATTTAACTTATTCATTTTATTCTTCAATTCAATCACCAGATTTTGACGGTGATTTTAGCGTAAATAATGGCTCAAGAACGATGTATAACATGAGAAGTGATACGGCGACTAATACGTTAGGCTCTCATGGAATGTTAGCTATAAGCGCTACAGGTGCGGGAGCTCCTACATATGATGTTCCGGTATATGGACCTGTGCCTGTTAAGACATGTTGGATTTCAGTATCAGGTGATGCAACGCCTGCATCCGCAATATTCTATATCATGCAGCAAGGTATTACTTAATGACTACGAATAATTTAAATAATGTTCCAGAAGTTTTCTTACCATCAGGTACTATTGTTGGAGATTTAGTTCAATATCCTGGGGGTTCATCAGATTCAATTCCGCAATTGCCAAAAATAAACAATACACCGATTAGTGCTGCATTTGCTATTTTATCAAAACAAGGCGGCCTTCAGCTTCCAGTGTTAACGACTGCTCAAATTAATAATTTGGTAACTGATAGCGGAATGTTGGTTTATAATTCTAACACCAACTTGCTGAATTTTAGTTTTGGTGGGACATGGTATCCAATAGATTCAACATTTGGGCCAATCACAGCACCTAAGATTTCATTAGGCGATGGCAGTGCTGCTGCTCCTAGTATGACGTTTATTAATGATGCAACTACGGGACTGTATTTAGAGGCTCTCCATGTTCTAGGAATTACAGCAAATGGTGCTTTGCAAGCCGCAGTTTATGGTTTGAATACAGCCGTTAATGCTATAACATTTTCAGGCGCTCCAACAGGTATAGCGCCATTAATAGGTGTTATTGGTTCGGATGCACTTATATCTCTATCTTTTCAGTCTACAAGCGGAACTTTTGAGTTCCTTTCAGATCCAACTCATACCTATCAAGCAGCAATATCGATAAACAATTTAGCGAATACACATGCTGTAAACTTATTAGCACCTGCTGCATTAGGCGCTTCAGTTAATTATATTCTGCCAGGAACAATTGTCGCAGGCGGAATACTTACTACAGACATTTCAGGTGATTTAACTTGGGAGATACCATCCAATACAGTAATGTCGATTCAATCGGTTTATTATTCTAACAAAGGAAACGATACAGCCGGAAATGGTACTATCAGTTATCCATTTGCTACGCCGACTAAAGCGCTTACTTATGCATTAACATTGACGCCAACTGCTGAATTTCAGGTAAACATAATAGGCGACCCAGGAACTTACGAAATCACTAATGGCGCATTGATATATCCAAATATAAACTGGGTTTCAAATGGGGGCGCTGTAATCTGGACCACAAATGGCATGGTAACTACGATTACATTAAATGCGGCTGGCTGGTCTGGAACATTATCTTATGTGAATATGAGCGGTATCACATTAGATACTACATTAACGCTTACGTTAAATACTACCGGAATTACTAACTTTAATAACAATTTCTCGATGTACAATTTGAATTGTGTGCAAGCACCTGTTTTAACCTGCGGAAATAGCAGTCATACATTTACAATGTATAGTTATGAATGTATTTTTGATACTACATTCTCTACAGGCTGCGTATTTGATGGTATAACTGTATTTGATAAAGACAGTAATTTTAGTAGCGCAAATCAAATTATAGGTACTGTAACTTGGCTATCAACCCATAATAACTTTATAATTAATAGTTGGGGAGCTTCAATAGGAAGCATTACTTGCATTGCTTCTGCGACACATTCATGTAATCAATCATATTTCGGAAGTAATCCAACCTATATACAATTTGCTACTAATAATGGTGGCGGAATAACAATTCTAAGAGATTATTCTACTTGGAGACCGACATCAAATATAACGGGAGCTATTACAGATACAAATCTGTCAGAGCTTTATACGGATAGCCCGGTAGGATTGGCAGATGGTGCAACGGTACAATGGAATGTTACTGAGGCTCCTACCGCATTGTGGTCATTATCAGCTAATGGTCATGTGCTGCAAACGCCATCCAATATTATTACATCAAGTGCTACTTACAAATTAATTGTTCAAAATAATGGTTTTCAACCTTCATTCAATGCAAGTTATATATTCCCGCAAGGTCAACCATTGTGTGGAACGCTGGGCGCTGGAACTTATGACGTATTCTATTTCATATCTCCGGATGGCGTTAATTTACAGTTGGTAAATGTATTTCCAGTTACTAAAACAGTCAATACCTCTGGAACATTGTTAAGTAATTCGGTGAATTATCTAGACAATAGCTCGACTGTAACTTGGACATTGCCAGCATCGCCGAATGTAGGTGATTTCGTAAAAGTAAGAGTTAATAATTCAAGCGGAACTATTACAGTCGATTTAAATGGTGGCCAATCAATGGTATTTGGCTCTGTAAATCCTACCGCGTCCGTTAAATCAACGAAGCAAGGCGATGCAATGACGTTCGAAGCATCTACAGCAGGTGGTAGCTGTATATGGATAGCAATACCAGAGATGGGCAATTGGGCATGGGTTTAACAATAGATTGATAGATAGAGAGATTTAAAATGGCACAAAATAATGCAATTAACAACACATCATCGTTATTGAATCTTACTAATACTACCAATCAGTTAGTATTGGGTACGACCAATACGACTACGATTTCATCCACTGCGCCTGCTTCGAGTAGAACCTATACATTAACCGATGCTGGGGCTGCTGCAAATTTTGTACTAAGTACAAGCGCATTCAGTAATGGTGGTATTTTATATTCAACAGCCGCATCAGGCGCAATTCTGGCTGGTACAGCCACAGCAAGCCAATTATTGCTGTCAGGCTCATCTACAACTCCTTCATGGAGTACTTCCACTTATCCAAGTACAAACGCTATTAATACTTTGCTTTACGCAAGTTCAGCGAATACTATGGCTGCTCTTGCAACAGCTAATAGCGCTTCTTTAGCTACTTCATCAACAGGTGCGCCGACCTGGTTAGGGCCATTAACAAATGGGCAAGTAATTATAGGCTCAACTGGTGCTACTCCTGTTGCTGCTGCATTAACAGCGGGAACCGGAATATCAATTACCAATGGTGCCGGAACAATTACAATTACAAATACTGGTGCTTCAAGTAACTGGAGCGATGTCCCTGGCACAACGCAAGCCATGGCAGTTGATAATAGATATGCTGCAAATAATGCAGGATTAGTAACGCTTACATTGCCTGTAACTGCCGCAGCGGGTGATTTCGTTGAAGTGTTTGGAAAAGGCGCTGGCGGTTGGTTAATTGCTCAAAACTCAGGCCAAACCATTCATCTTGGAAATAGTGCGACCACAGCAGGTGTAGGTGGTAGTTTAGCGAGCACCAATCAATGGGATAACATTTACATTGTCTGTGTAACAGCAAATACAACTTGGTCTGCTCGCGCTCCACAAGGCAATATTACAGTGGTTTAATAAGGGGTTATAGTGACTACGACTAATGCGATAAACAAATCTAGCTCTAATTTATCGTTAACAAATACAACGAATCAGTTGGTATTAGGGACTACTAATACAACGACTGTTTCATCTACAGCGCCCGCATCAAGTGTCACTATAACCATTCCTGATGCTGGTGCAAGCTCGAATATGTTGCTTTGCAATACAGGTAATACTAAGTTTTTAACAGGGCCTGCATTTTATTCCACATCAAATAACTTTGTAACTGGTAATGGTGCGGGCTCTACTGCTTTATTTGCCGATACTACTGCGTCTAATATCGTTATTGGACCAGGAGCAGGAACTGCTCTCACCAATATATCTGCCGGTAATGCTATATTTATAGGAAATTTTGCTGGACAGAATGCAACTACGGCATCCTCTGTAATAGGGATAGGATCTAATTCTTGCCAGAATTTATCAAATCAAGACAATATCGGTATTGGTTTAAATACAATACAAGGCAATGGAACCCCTTCAACTGTTACTGCTCAAAGTAATGTTGCGATTGGCCGTAACGGACTTCAAAATATTACTACAGCAACAGGTTGTATCACTTTAGGATTTAGTGCAGGACAAAATGTATCAACCGGTATAAATAATATTCTCATTGGTGAATCTTCAGGCGTAACCGGAACCGCTATTACAACCGGTCAGAAAAATATTCTCATTGGATGGGGCACGGGTGTTAATGCTGCTGGCGCTATTAATAGGATCTGTATCGGTGATTCTATTTCTGTTACTGCGGACAATCAAGCTGTTATCGGAAATTCAGCGCTAACAACTATCATTAACGCTTCAACTACAGGTGGTTGCGCATTAGGTACTACTGCAAATCCATTTGGCAGCGCTGTTTTAGGTACAAGCTCTACTTCAAACGTTACTATTTCTCCTGCGTCTCAAGCTGCTGCAAGAACTTATACAATACCTGATACCGGGCAAAATGCATCATTTGTTATGAATTTAACCGCCGATGTCCCTGGTCCTTCTCAAGCAATCGTACGCGGAAGTACTTATGTTGCTAATAACGGTACTGGTGGAACTTTTACTTTGCCTGCTACTGCAACTGAAGGTGATAGCTTTAGAATTATTGGAAAAGGTGCGGGTTTATTTAGTATTGCTCAGAATGCAGGTCAATTGATTCATTTTGATGGCCAGGTAACAACTACAGGTGTAGGTGGCTCTATCACTGCGTTAGGCCAATATAATGCAATATCTATAATGTGCATTACCACCAATACAACTTGGGTTGTTATGAATTATGTAGGTAATTGGACCATTGTTTAATAAGGATCTGCTATGACAATTAATTACCCTGAAAATATCAATAAAATCACTTATCAAAAGTTTACTGCTAGCGGTACTTATACGCCAACAGCCGGAATGGTTTATTGCGTTGTAACCGCAAAGGGCGGTGGTGGTGCAGGCGGTGGTGCAACTTCAGGGGCTGGTGCTGCTGGCGCGGGTGGTGGCGGCGGCGGCGGCGGTTTTGCTCTTGCTACTTTGACAGCCTCTCAAATCGGTGTCTCTCAAACAGTTACTATTGGTGCAGGCGGTACTGCTGGAACTGCCGGAAATAATCCAGGTGGAAATGGTGGTAATACTAGCTTAGGTGCTCTTGTTATTGCGAACGGGGCAACGGGTGGAAGTGGAGCGGCATCCGCAACGGGTGGCGTCGGTGGAGCAGGTGGAACCGCTGGAACTGGGGACTTAACCTTTGTTGGTCAAACAGGCTGGCAAGGAATAGGGCAAGGAGTAGTAACAGTTTTCGGATATACAGGTGCAGGTGGAAATAGTAATTTTGGTAGTGGAGGTGCTGCGAGCTCATTTAATGGAAACGTTACTGGCAATAACGCCGCCGGATTTGGTGCTGGTGGAGCAGGCGGTGGCAGTTGGAATGGCGGTGGAAATGTTCAAGGTGGAGCAGGAAGTGCTGGATTAATATCAATTCAAGAATTTTGTGCTATTTAAGGAATATTTATGGGCAGAGCTAAGAAGATGTTTATACAAGAAATGCACATGAAGAAAGGTGCGCTGCATAAACAATTACATGTGCCACAAGACAAAAAAATTCCAGCTGGAAAATTAGAGAAAGCTACCCATTCATCAAATCCAACATTACGTAAGCGTGCTGTTTTAGCGGAAACACTTAAGGGATTTCATCATTAAGGATTATGAGTGAGCACATCCGGGGAATATCTATTTTTAACGCCGCAAGTCGATACTATTGTAAGAGAAGCTTACAATAGAATAGGTGTGCTCGGAAATATCATCGATAGAGAACAAATAACAAATGCGCTTCGTTCATTAAATTGTATCTTAAGTTCATGGATAAATAGAGGCCTTAATCTATGGACTGTAAAACAAGGTATGTTGGCCCTTGTTAATGGACAAACAGCTTATCAATTACCAAATCCTGCTGTCGCAATATTAGAAGCAACAATGAGACAGTCGCAAAGAGCACTTGGGGGAACACCATTTTCAAGTAATGGTGGTGTCGCTTCCAACGCATTTGATGGAAATAAAAATACAGCCTGTACTCAAACTGCTCCAAATGGTTATATTAGCTATAATTGGAATAATTCGCAATTTATAATAGCAATGGTAGGCATACAATCAAATGTTACAACCACATATACATTGGATGCAGAATATTCAAATGATAATATCGCTTGGACAACAGCCTTAAATATTCCAGCTCAACAATATACTATAGGGACAATAAGTTGGTTTGTAATTCCAATCCCTATTGCTAGTTCAGTTTTCAGAATAAGAGAAACAGGGGGAGCAACATTAAATGTGCAAGAACTGTATTTCAACACTTTAATTTACGATACGATTATCAATCCTATATCTAGAGCGGAATGGATGGCTCTACCTCAAAAGAATCAGACTGGAAGACCATCAGCATTTTACTTAGATAGACAAATTGTTCCAACAGTATATCTGTGGCCAACGCCAAATGCTCTTTTTAACAATATGTATTACACCTATATTGAAACGATGCAAGATATAGGGAATTTAACGAATGTTCCTCAAATCCCTTCAAGATTTATAGAGCCTGTCATCGCTAAGTTGGCGCATAGTTTGTCGGTAAAAAGGCTTGATATTCCACTAGATAGGGTAAGTTATTTGAAAGCTTTATCGGATGAAGAGTTTGCTATGGCAAAAGCAGAGGACAGAGAAAGGGTTCCGTTGAGAATATATGGTGATTATACGCAAGGATGGACCAGATCGTGACGTATAGACCCCATGGAAAACATGTATCAATCGATGAGAGCTCTCCGGAAGCTCTTGGGATATGTGATTACACAGGTTTCGTACATCTTAGACGAGATTTAGTGCAGCAAATGGAATATCGCGGAAATGGGCTTGTATGGACTGGATTGTACGTTGGTAAAGATTATGCAGATGTTCCAAATGAACAGAATAGACCGCCTATTCTTCCTCCTGACCCAGTTCCCGTTCAAAATCCTCGTCCTCAGCAAATGCAGCCAATTACTTGGAATCAGGGTTTAATGTTTGCGTGGAACAACTTAAATATGCTTACTTTTGCAAGTTGGGATACGTTAGATGATGGTTATTATGGACCTAATCAAGCGCAAATATTAGCGTCTTTAGAAAATTATTCGTGGGGCCCTTAATGACACAATTAACCAATCAAACACCTGAAAGTACTTATGGAGATTTATTAACCACTACTAATAATGGTCAAGGATTGCCGCTAACTGTACCTGTTCCAATACAAGATGGATTAGGCAACAATAGCCCAGTATCTATGAGTCAACAAATAGTTAACTTTGATACCACAGGCCCTCTTCGTTTTCAGATTAACGGGGAATCATTAACGGCAAGTGCAGCTCAATTGAACGAAGTACCAACTATATTGCCTTTAAATGAAATCGAAACAGTTTCAACTAATCTATTTACTTCATTATTAATACTTAATGTTTTGCCATACGATGCCCATGATAGACATTCAGTATCAGTGTCTTTTGCAATTGAAGTAACCACAGTCGATGATTCATTGAATGCATTTGGATGTACTTTATCAACTTTGTTAATTAATGGCTATCAATCATCAGCTGGAATTAATATAGTTGGCAGCACAACAGCAGTATTAAACAATATAGGCTTAAATACGCCTTCATTTAGATGGGTGGCTGGCGTTGATCAAATAATATTACAGGTGCAAGAATTAAATTCTTTAGTTACTCCTACCCTTTGGGCGGTTAATTATGTGATGGAGAGCGCATAATGGGAATAACTTATAATTCGTTGGTCGCAAGCATAGAAAATTACTTAGTCAGAAATGATGCATCTACTATTCAACAAATTCCTACATTTATATTAAATGCTCAACTTAAAATTTGTCGAGAAGCAAAAACTATTGGATTGGAACAATATGTGTCAGGGTTCTTTCAACCGGGACAAGCTGTGATGGAGAAGCCTGCAAGATGGAGAAGAACAATCACCTTCAATTACGGTTCAGGACAAGGATTTAACACTAGAAACTTCCTAAAACAAGGCACTTATGAATATCTGAATATGTATTGGCCTAATAGAACGCTGACTGCGGCACCCATTTATTATTCTGATTATGATTACAACACGCTTTTAATCGCTCCTACGCCCGATATTGCTTATCCTTTTGAGTTTGCATATATAGAGCTACCTGTTCCTCTTACCGTTAATCAACAGACGAATTGGCTTACTAATTATGCTGGCGATGTTCTTTTGTATGGCAGTCTATTGGAAGCGATGCCATTCCTTAAGAATGATGAAAGAATTCCAGCGTGGCAGGAAAAATACAAAGCTGGAATAGCTTCACTTATTCAACAAGACACTCAAAGTCACTTTGATAGACAGTATAACCGTGAGGCAGATTAATGGAAGACAAAATATATCCATTAAACTTTCCACCAGGAATACAGCGGGATGGAACGAAGCTCGCTGCAAGAACTTGGTCAGATGGGCAATGGATTAGATTCCAACGTGGATTGCCTCAGAAAATGGGCGGGTATGTCCAAATTGGTTCCTCTACGGAGATAACTCGTGGAACATATGTTACTAGTGACTTTCCTAATTTTAATGTTTATTACGGCACTGCAAGCCAGTTAAACTATATAACTATCGATCAGTTTGGAAACCACATCGCCGGACCCGTCAATAGAACTCCTGTTCCATTTCAAGCCGATGCTAATAATGATTGGCAATTCGATAATATGTTTTCTACCGTAGATAATGGCGGTATCCTCATTGCCTTTGCTGCTCCAAACCTAGCAGGAATAAACAGCGATATAGAGAGACCAATCTATTTTGGTGAGTTAAACGCTGCTGCGACATTACAGCCAACTGGCAATTTTTGTTCAGGTGGCATTGCAGTATTTCATCCATTTTTATTCTTTTTCGGAAATGATGGGGATGTAGCGTGGACGAATGCTAACGATCCAACCACAATCATGGGAAGCGCCAGAATAACTGCATCTAAGATATGCTTTGGCTTATCAGTAAGAGGCGGAAACACTTCCCCTGCGGGTCTTCTTTGGAGCCTAGACTCGCTAATACGTGTAACGAATGTCGGTATAAATGAGGTAGAGTTTAAATTTGATACCGTAACAAGTGAAAGCTCATTATTATCTAGCAGAGGAATAATAGAATTCGATGGTATTTACTATTGGGCAGCAGTTGATAGATTCCTTTTTTACAATGGTATAGTACAAGAACTTCCAAACGATTCTTGCTTAAATTACTTCTTCCGCAATATTAATTATGCTCAAAGACAAAAATGTTGGGCTACAAAAATAACACAATATGGCGAAATAATTTGGTTTGCTCCTTTCGGTAACGCTACTGAAGTTACTAATTACGTTAAATACAATATTCGCGAACGATGTTGGGATAGCGGAACAATTGGGCGCTCGGATGGATATTTCGATCAGGTTTTCGCAAAACCTATTTGGGCCGACAATAATCCCACTGCTGGAACTTTCCCTCTCTGGGTACATGAATCAGGATACGATCAAGTTTTCCTAGATGGCACCACAAATCCAATCCTATCTTCAATCACTACTCCCTTTATATCTTGGCTTACAACGGGACCAAATGCTCAAAGAAATGAGCTTAGTAGATGGGTCGATTTATATAGAGTCGAGCCAGATATGATACAGACAGGAACTATGAATTTAATAGTTGGCGGAACTGAATATGCACGCTCTGTACCCTATACGTCGCCCCCTTATTCTTACCTTAGCAATACGGTTAAAATAGATTTGAGAGAGCAGCAAAGAGAAATGACGCTTACATTTCAAAGCGACGATATAGGTGGATATTTTGAAATGGGGCAATCTTTGATTGTTGGAAGAATTGGAGATTTGAGAGAGTGATTCTTCCCGTTGGCATTACGCTTAAATTATGGGCAGATTCACTGGTTATTGATTTTCCCGATGACAACATTCCTTTTTTATTGGATGAGTCAGGATGGAAAAACTGGGGGAATTTTTTAGTTCAAGAAAATACATTTTTGGATAACGGTGCACCGGGTACACAAGCTTATTCAGATTGGCAAACATGGGCGAAAGACGTGTTTAAATCTATGGCAAATTATTAAGAGGTGCACCAATGTCTTGGTTATCAGATATTTTTAGTCCAATCGGAAACGCGATTTCTTCTGTTGCAAGTCCTATCGTTTCAGGTATTTCATCTATTGCAAAACCCATTGTAGATTTCATTAAGCCTGCGGCGGGCGCTCTTGCCCCAATGGCTGGTGGTGCATTAGGTGGAATGTTTGGAGGACCTCAAGGAGCCATGATTGGAAGCAATCTTGGCGGAATGTTTGGAAACATGTTAGGAGCCAATAATCAAGCACCGTCTCCGGCCCAAATGGGTCAAGACATCGGTCAGCAAGGTGGCCATTATGCTCAAAATCAAATGATGCAGCAAATGCCTCAAGGAATGCAGCAAGGCATGCAGCCTTACATGAATACTCCAATGGGTGGAATGTTTCCACAAATGGGAAGACAGGCTGGCCAATTTGCTCAAAATCAATTCCAAAACATGTTTGGCAATAGAATGCCACAAGAATCCTTCGGTGGAATGGCTAGTAGATTTGGTCAAGGCATTGGAAACCGTCTTGGCGGAATGTTGCCGCAAAGCCTAAGTCAATATGGCCATCAATTTGGTCAAGGTGTTGGGAATATGCTGAATAGAGGAATGGGCAGCTATGCTCAACAATCTCCCTATGGAATGGCTCAACAATTTGGTCAAAGAATGCCGCAAATGGGGCAACAATTTGGCGGAAGAGCTCAGCAAATGTTGCAACCCTACATGGGGCGCGAGATGAGAAATACTCCGATGGGTCAAATGGGTAGTCATTTAGGTGGTAGAGCAGGAGAGCAATTTGGTCGTCAAATGGGTCACAGAATTGGCTATCAAGAGCCTGAAGAAGATATGGGATTAAGCAATATGTTTAATTCTGAATATGCTCATGGCGGATATGTAGATGGTGGTCATGTAAGCCCATTACATCAAATTGCTCATTCATTAAGCTTGGGTCAAGCTTAAAGGAGTCCAAATGAAACGCCAGCATCATAGTTTAAGGGATATAGCTTCAAGATTACAAAATCACGGGGAAGGTGAAGATAATATATTAGCGCACATCAATCCTGATGAAGCTTCAATGTTAGCTAAACAATATGGGATGGATTATAACCCTTACACTGGATTGCCACAGTTTGGATTATTTAAGAAGATTGGAAAAAGCTTAAAGTGGCTTGCTCCAATCTTCAACATGCATGGAATTGAAAAGGAAATTGTTAGACCTTTAGCTCATTTAGTTAAACCTGAAAACCATGAAGAATATGTAGCTCGTCATCATCATGAACCTCCTAAAGGTGTTGCTTTAGCAATGAAGCTAAAGCCTATCCTTCCATTTGCTATGGGAACGGCTGCTTCTATGATGGGCGCTGGACCTATGGGCGCAACAATGGGAGGAGCTCTCGGCGGCGCAATGCAGAGCAAGCATGGCATGGGTCATAACATTGCCATGGGAGGATTAAAGGGCTTTGGCACTGGTGCTCTTCTTGGAGATATGTTTGGCATGGGAAATGCTGGATTAGGATTAGGCGGCATGGGCGGTGGAATGGGTAATCTATTTGGAGGAGAAGGGTTAGGCGGTGTAGCTAAAGGATTGATGGGAGGACTAGGCGGCATGGGCGGTGGCAAATGGAATGTTGGCGGCATGGGCGGTGGAATGGATGGATTAGACCAACTTTTAATGGCTGGTGCTCTCGGCGGCAAATTGTTTGGTAAAGAAAAGAATAAACCAAGAACAGAAGAAGAAAGAATGAAGGAAGAGATGGAAAGATTTCATCGAGTTCACAATGCACCCTCTATTCCACAAAAGGCTTTAAACAGGTCGGAAAGAAAGAACAGAAATACCTATGGCTATGAAGATATAGAATCAGGAAGAGGATTCACTCCTTCACCTTATTTTGAAGAAGCAAATCCATCGATGTATGCGGAAGGTGGATATGTTAAAGGTAGATCGAGTGGCCAAGCTGATGACGTAAGAACTGTAATACCTAAAGGCTCTTATGTCATGAATGCTACCGATGTATCTATGATTGGTGATGGTAATACAGAACATGGAGCATCTAGGCTGTCAGAGCTTGAAGCGAAATTAATTAAATCAGGTCACCATAGAAATTATATGACGCGTCATTATCCAAAAAGTCATAATGTAAATGTTCATCTTTCTGATGGAGAGTATGTACTTAGGCCAGAAGCTGTAAACGCTTTAGGCGGACCAAGAGCTGTAGATAAAATGCGTAAAAATATAAGGAAGCATAAAGGTGTTGCACGTATTCTTCCTCCTAAAACTAAACCATTACATGCATATGTTAGATAAGGAATAGAGATGCCATTTTCATTTAGCGTACAACAGATGCCAGATTGGTATAAAAACCAAGTAGAGTCAGCAATGACTCGCGCTCAAAACTTGGCGAATGAACCTTATAGACATTATGGCGGACAAAGGGTATTTCCTTTAAGTAGAGAACAGTTACGTGCTTCTGAATTAGCACAAAGGGAAGGAGTTTATGAACCATACTTTAATACTGCGCAAAGTTTAATGGGTAATATAGCGCAACAAACTTTTCCTGGCATGCATCAACATTATATGAATCCTTATGAACAGCATGTTATCCGAAATATGGAAAACGAATCGATGAGGACACTGGGCGAAAAGATATTGCCCGCCATTGAGAATAAATTTGTAAGATTAGGTCAACATGGTGGCTCAAGACACAGAGATTTAACCTTAAGAGCAACTAGAGATTTACAGAATGATTTAGCTGAAAGAAGACATCGCGCTTTGGCTCATGGATATGAACAATCTGCGCAACAATTTGCTACAGACCAAGCGAGACGTTTAATGTCTGCCAGAGAATTGGCTAATTTAGGTCAAATGAAACATGCTGGTCATGTAGCCGATATTGCATCATTAGAACAAACAGGTGCAAATAAACAAAGACAAGGTCAACTAGCACATGATATTGATTATCAGAATTTCTTGCGGGAAGTAGCGGCACCTGCTGAAAGAATGTCTCAGTGGGCCAGCGTTGTTCATGGAATGCCATATTCTACAGCTACACATGTGTATGATAATCCGTTAGCAGCTCCTCCTCAAATGAATACCGTTGGAAACTTAGGTAATCTAGCATCCTCCATGTTTGCTATGAGACAGGGGATGCGATGAGAACATTAGAAGAGATGCAAATGTTGGAACAGGCACAGAATGCTAATCAACCGCAGAATGCTGGACAATTTGCGCATCCTTTTCAAAGCCAAATGCCAAGCATTCAATCTTATGGCAACCCATTAGATCAGGGTACCATGTCTGGAATGAGAGCCGCTCGCGAGTCAATTGCAGGGGATGAAGAGCAAAATCGACGTGCAATGGGTCAAGCTATGATGCATGTTTTTTCGAATATGTATAAAAGAAGAAGTTCAGGTGAACCAATGTTTGGGCTTGGCTCTTTAGCTAATTCATTGAATGAATCTGTTATTCCTGCTGTTAGCGCGCATAATCAAGCAAGAGAACATGAGCGAATGATAAATCTTAAAATGCTCCAAAGACAAGATGATTTAAATCAATCTTTTAGGCAAGAACAATTAAAAAGAGAACAGCTTGATGAAACCAAACGTTATAATGATGCGCATTTAGGCCAATTAATGCAGAAAGCAAAAATGCAATATGGTGCTAAAGGTATTGAAAATGTTAATAATGTAAGCAAATTAATGGAAATTGGAGAAGCGCCAGCAAATGCGGTTCCATTAGCTTCTTTACCTAAAAATGTACAGTTGACATACCATAAAGATATGTTAGAGAAAGCTAACAAAGGTAAATTCTATAATAATGTTATATCCACTTTAGATGAAATGCAGAAATTATCAGATGAATATCCTGATTTAGATACGGATTTTAATCAAATATTTTTAGATCCAGAAAATGCCAAAACAAAAAGTGCTATAGCCTTATCTAAGGTTGGAATGTCTGATAAGAAATCACGTGCCGCTATTGAAAAATGGACCAAATTAACCAGTAATTTAGTGACTAGTAAGATATCGGGGATGAGTGGTAAAGCTGTTACAGATATCATGAAGAAAAACATAATGGAAGGTGTACCACGTTTCGGATTAACAAAAGAAGCTCGCGATTACAATATAAAAGAATTGCGAGATGAAATTGAACCAAAATTAGAGGAATCAAGATGGTCAGCAAAAGGAATAGCGGGCGGTTATTATGTGCCTCCTCAAATAGTTGACGAAGTAGCTAAACAGCAAATGATTAATGAAGAAAGTGATGTTGGAGGAATCGATCATTTCAGAAGGCAATATCCAGAATCTCAAAATTATTCAGATGAAGCAATCAAATTGGTCATTCAAAGAATGAAGGCGCAAGGACAGAAGTGATAAATGCTGAACAAGAAGCAGACCAACTTTTTAACGCTATTAATCAGCGGCAGTCTTCTGCGCCTAAAGTAAATTCACCAATCGAACAAGAAGCAGACCAACTTTTTAATTCCATACAACAAAAGTCACAAAATCCAAATGAATATTCTTATCCTGAGCGTGCTATGCAGTATGGAAGAGGCTTAGCTAGTGGTGCTGGCTCATTAGTTGATTTGGCTGGCCAAGCGGGGATAGGCATCGCAGAACATCCAATGACGGAGTCTTTGGCGCAAGCTATAGGAAATGTCGCACCATTTGGGGCTAAGACTCCAGAAGAGCGTCAGTCGGCTATTAATGAAGCGAAAAATTCAAATATGCAAGAAGCTTTTGCTAGACCAATAGAAGAATTTGCAGGTCGTTCCCTAAAACCTACCAACGAAGATATTAAGGGTAGAATTATTCATGGTGCTGGTGAAATATCTGTTCCTATCCCTGGCTTTGGGCCATTAGGAGCACCAGTTAAAATGGGCGCTAAAGCGGTTGGGAAAGCATTACTAAAAGAAGCTCCGGCAGCATTTGGAGCATCTACAGCATTAGAAGCTTTGCCTAAGTTTACCGAAGAAGGTAAAGCGCCTAGAGTTGGAGAAGACTTAGCAAAAGTAATGATAGGAAGTGCAGCAGGCTCTAAGCTGGCTTCAACTGCTAATTACCTAAAGAATATGAGCAGCCAAGGAAATGTAAAGGATGCATTAAAGAATGCATCTAAGATGCCATTAGATTTTATGGCGAAAGGATTTTCCAAAGTAGGTACACCTAATATAAGAACAATGGAGTTAGCAGAAAAGCACGGAGTGGAATTGCCTTATAACGTTGCCGTTAAAAGCAGCGTTAGAAACTTTATGGCTAATACAGGGTTCAAGTCAATGTTTGTTAGCAATGCTTATAAGAAATCATTGCAAGACGCTGATAAATCCATGATTGATGCTGTAAATAAATCTATAGATAGCCTTGGCAGAGCGGATGTACTACCGCACGAAGCATCATTAAATTTTAAAAACTTCCTAAAAGAAGATGAAAAAGTTTTCCAAAAGCAAGCAGGTCAATTATATGATTTGGCAGATAAATCATTAAAGCCTACAGATATGGTTCAGCCAAAACATACGATAGCCGCCATTCATTCGATGGAAGATATATTAAGTCGAGATGTTTCTTCTCCCGCCACTAAAAGGATTGTAGGTTTATTGTCTGAACTATCATCCAATTGGGGATTAAAGAAAGGGCCTCAAAAAATAATGATGACCGGGGTGGATTTATCTGAATCTAAATTAGTAAAAGAATTAATGGGTGGATTTAAGCAGAAAATAGAGATAAGCCCTAAAAACTTGTATGAAATAAAGCAAGAAATTGGTGAAATATTAGGGCATGAGGCCGATATTAGGGGAAAAGAAGCATTGCTTTATAAGTTAAGCAATGCTTTAGAAAAAGACATGGCAAGCTCCCCCAATAAAGAATATGGAGAAAGATTATGGCAAGCTCGCAAGTTCTTTAAAGAAAATATAGCCAATAGATTCAGAACAGATATGGCGCGAAGCGTTATGACCGGGGAAGTGCCACAAGATGCTTTTAATTTAATGTCTAATCCGCAGAACATCCAAATGCTTCAACGAATTTCAGGTGAATCCCAAAAAGGAAAAGAAATATTTGATTCTTTAAAAAAGGCTAAAGTACGTCAAATGCTTACGCAGGCGGTTGAAGGTGATTTACAGACTGGAAAGCTTAAATCTGGACCATTCTCTAAAATATTCTCAAAGCAAGAAAAGAATCAAGAAATGTTACAAGGATTATTAGGTAAAAAAGAATATAACAATTTATCTGAGATTGCAGATATAGCTCAAGAATTTTCTAGCTCAGGAAAAGAGTTATTGAATACTTCCGGAACTGCATTAACGCAAGCAGATTTAAATAGGGTACAAAAAGCGACATTAGGTACGTTTGGATTAGTTTTTGGTGCTTATAAAGTGGCTGATGTAGCGGGGGGAGCTGCCGCAATAGCTGCGCCTTATTATTTATCTAAATTAATGGCTAACAAGGAATTCGTTCGTTTATCTAATCATTACGCCAAGGCTCGTGCGCAAGGAAAAGAGAAATATGCCCATTCTATATTAAATCGTTTAATCCCATTAACTGAGCGCGAAATCAAATACATGGGAATGCATGAAATAGGGGAAGAAGAATGAGTTTTGTATATACATTCGGTGGAAACGTAGTTCAGGCAGCTAATCAAGGCTATAATGATATTGTCTATAATGCAAACGTACAATTGGCGTGGCCAACTCAATTTCAAGATGTCCTTGATGTGACTGCCGCTGTCCTTTATTTCTCTCCGGAAATGGGCGGCTTAACGGTAACATTACCTGATGCAGAATTGGCCTCCATTGGTCAAGTATTGTTAATAGTTAACCATACGGCATTCAATACAACATTACATACTTTTAGTGCAGGTCAAACTTTTCCCGTAAACGCTGGCACTGCTCAAATATTTATATTAAGAAACAATTCAACGCAAGATGGTAATTGGGATGTATTACCAGCAGGAGGAGGTGTTGTTGCTGTTACCTCTGTTGGGGCAATTACATTTGGTGTGGTTACTAGTGCCAATTTAATTATTGCTGGCTCTCCAATCACAAGCGCAGGGACTTTTACCTTTGTTTTGGCGGGAGATTTATTTGCTTTAGCAAATTTTGGCGCAGGTACTGGAATAGCTGTTAGAACGGGTGTAGAGGCATGGGCTTTAAGAACAATTACAGGTACACCCAATCAAATTACCGTGGTCAATGGTAATGGTGTTGCTGGAAACCCAACCATTTCGTTGCCAACTATTATTACAGGAATTAATAATCTAACTGTTGCGGATTTGAACTTTTCAAACAATGTAATTACAACCACTGTTGCTAATCAGAATTTACTTCTTACTCCTAATGGCAATGGTGATGTTGTAGTCGATAACACAAGCGGAGTAGATGTAGCATTAAAAATAATGCATGGAGGCGAGATTGATTTATTTGGTACCAATAATGTCAATATATTTGCGTTAACTGCCGGAAATCGTACAACGACATTGACTGTGACGCTGCCAACAACAGATCCGGCTTTAGGACAAGCCCCAATCGTAACGTCACTAGGAGCAGGCACGGCAGCTCTATCTTGGGCTACGATTGCCACATCAGGAGCGGCTACAACTGTTAATGCTGTGGCTCGATACCTTAATACTAGCGGCTCTCTAAATAATTCTGTGGTATTGCTTGATGATTTTGGAAACCTGACTGGTATAAATTCAGCAATAATTGGCAATATGTTGTTTGGTACTTCTGCTGCAACGACTATATCAACTTCAGTTGGCGCTTTAGTTTTATCTCCAAATGGCGTTAGCCCGGTTCAAACCTCTTCAGATTTTCAGATTACTAATGGTCATGCATTAACTTTATTTGAGCCATTAATTGGCGGAACTAACGTTACATCGTTTTCATGCCCAGACCTTCCCGGTGTAGATTTACCTTATGTTTTGCCAGCAGCTATACCTACTCCTGGTCAGATAATTTATATGACATCAACTGCCGGAGGAAGTTATCATTGGTCTTGGGGTAATGCTCCAACTAATCCAAACCTTTTAATGAATGGAAGTATGTTAATTTGGCAACGTAATACTACATTTAATAGTGGAACATTTGCTTACCCAAATAATAATGATACTTATACTGCTGACAGGTGGAATCTTCAATCTAATGGCAATAATATTGTTACTGTAAGCAGGCAAACTGTTAACTTATTAAATCCTTTAGCCGCTTCTCCTTATGCGCTTCGCTCAACTATTGTTGCTGCTAATACAAAGTTTGGATATGTTCAAGTATTCAATTATGCTGATACGACTATGATTGCTGGCAGGACAGTAATGTTGCAATTATGGAATGCTACGGCTGGTATAAATTTAATTAGAGCGGCTTTCATTGCTTGGACCGGAACAGCAGATGTCCCATTATTGACTGGTGGTAATTTTATAACGGCCTGGAATGCGCAAGGAGCAGATCCAACTTTAGCTGCTAACTGGGCTTATGTGGCACCCTCTTTTAGCGTCAATACAGCGGCACCACTTACTCTATCCGTATTAGGCCCTACAACCATCAATACAGCAGGAATAAACAACCTAGCGCTATTTGCATGGTGTGATAGTACCGGATCTGCTGCAACATCCACTTGGGATATGACTTGCGTTAAAGTTGAGTTTGGAACTGTAGCCACGACATTTTCAGCTCCAAATTTTGCGTTGGAACAGCAAAACTGTATGTCATATTTCCAGAAAGATGTGAATTATGATATTGCCATAGGAACAGCTAACGTTTTGTCTGCTCAAAACTTTTTTGTTGGAAACTTAGGTACTATCGCTAATGCGAACGTTTATTGTTCAGTAACTTTCTCAAGACCCTTTAATAATGTTCCAGTTGTGAAAACCTATCCTGTAGTTACTCCCGCAACAGCTAACGCTTGGACAACAGGCAATACAGACTTGGCGACTCAATCTGCTGCTCCATTTAATATTAGCAAGACTCTGTTTTCTGTTCAAAACAATTGTGGGGCGCCTATAGCTAGCCTTAACTATACAATCCAAGGACATTGGTATGCCGATGGAGATTTCTAAAAAAGCTTGACATAAATAAAAGCGTGCAGTATCATCTAATTTTAAACATGGAAATGGAGAGAATTTTATGTTGATATTAACCAGGAGACAAGGTCAGGCTATTCATATCATTAAAGATGATGAAACCATTGTTAAAGTTTACTTCTTAACTTGTTCGCATGGACAGTTAAGACTTGGATTTGAAGCTGATGACGAATATGTAATACATAGGTCAGAAATAGCTGAAAAAATAATAAAAGAGAAATACGATAATTTATTAGAGTCATTGCAAAATATAGATCAACATGAAGTGGTTTGTTGACTTTTAATTATTCTTTTACTAAGTTTAAAGTAAGTTCAACATGTAAGGAGATATTAAGATGTATGTAATTACTAGCAGAGATGATAGAGGTATAAGAGATATTGATATGATATATACAGGACATAAATTAAATCATTTGAATTCTTTTAGAAAATTAATATACGAGATAATTCAATCACACCAAGAATCCACAGAAAATAACACATGGCAAACATTGTCACTTATGTGTCCTGTTTTAGATTTCCATGTTTATATTGAGAAAACTAAAAATGATTCATTAACTGTTTATGTTAATGGCTGTATAGGAGATAGAAAAAATGGAAATTAAAACTTCTCTTGAATTTGATTTGGTTGCTAGGGCTATTAATGCTTTTCAGTCTGAAAGTGAAGATATAGTCAAAGATAAACAGGGATATGGTTATAAATTTGCAGACTTAGGCGCTTTACTTTCATATGCTAGACCGCTTTGGACCAAGCATGAATTATCTGTTGTTCAATTTCCAACGCTTGGAAGCAAAGACAATCATGTAGGATTAATTACTAGAGTAATGCATTCTAGTCAATATTTACAATGTGGCATGGAAATGGAAATAGAAAGATTAGTCAACAAATCCGGCAAAAACTCTACGACCCTTGCTCAGTCTGCTGGCAGCGTTATAACTTATATGCGCAGATATTCCTTGCAGTCTATATTTGGTTTGGCTAGTATTGACGATGATGGCCAGCAACAAGTATGGGCTAATGCACAAGAATCTAGTAAAGCGAATGGTTATAGAAAAGATCGATTTGACCATAAGAAAGTTATGATTGCTCGCATTGAGAAGCTTTTATCAGAGCAGGGAAAGAATGATGAGTTTAAGCTTTGGATTACTAAGTATAACTTTAAAAGCATTAACGACTGCGATGAGAACATGCTTAAAAAGTGCCTTCACAAACTAGAGATTGCAAACCATTCATTGGAGCAAGAGAGACAGATAATTAACCAAGGAGAATATGATGAGAACGCCTGAATTTTACTTAAGTGAAGAATGGGAGTCTGAAGTTTGCATGCAGGCTGCCAAGATTATGCTTGCTTTTCAGAAGTTTTCAAGCAGACCCTATTCAATTTATGTTAATGCAGTGACGCATATTTGTTATGATGAATTTAGCAAGAATAATTATCCTGAATGTTTTGCTCCTGCTAGTGTTTTGTTTTTAAACAATCCAGAGACTAGGGGATATATATATTCAGCTATTCACGATAGAAAGGAAGTGGATATGAGCGGTGATTTTTCTTTTAAACGATTGATGTCTAAAGTTATCCCTACATTTCTTATGTCGGCAATAATCATTATATCGTGTTATGTTATGTTTAATAGATTTAATGTTTTATGGGATAGGCAGCATGAAATTCATGAAATGTTTAACGTTGATACTATAGACGAGGAATTTTCATGAGTGATAAACGGGATGTGAAATTATTAAGGCGATTGGTTTTAGATGTTAACTTTTATGGTAAGACATTAGTTTTTATCAGTAAATTATCTTATGAAGATAAGATTTCGAACCAAGCTTGCAATTCTATATTAAATGCAATCATGGAGAAAACACATGCGCTCGAGATTACGGCAGACAAATTTTGGAAATAAGATGAACTTGGCTTATCTTGCAACCAAGCTTGCAAAGTTTACGGGATTTGGATCTTATTCATGTTGTTGTCTATGGGGACTATTTCATATTATATGTTATTGTGGATTGGAATGTAGTTTGATTCGTGACTTGTTTAAAGAATTTTGGATAGTTAACACCTTGATTTTTGGCGTAACAATGGGTACTCTTCATCAATGGTATAGATATTGATGAGGAGATTAGGATGATTGACTCAAAGCAAGTCAGGAGATTGATTATAAATCCTTCTCTTACTGAGATAGGGCTCTATAGTAGAGATTTTGAAGAGCTTGCTATCGGTATAATGGGTCATGAGACATTGGGTGGCACTTATATCGCTCAATTGAATGACGGCCCTGCATTAGGGGTTTTTGAGATGGAGTCTGCTACGTTTATAGACTTGTGGAATAATGAAATTCTAAAAAAGAGACCAGAGCTCCATAATAAGATAATGAAGGCGTGCAACTTTTTAGTTGCTCCTTACCCTAAAGAATTAGTTAATAACCTTAAGCTTGCTGTAATTATGTGTCGCGTATTCTTCTTAAGAGTTGAAGAGCCAATCCCTGCTCATGATAATATTCAGGCGATTGCTGACTATTGGAAGAAATACTGGAATACATCATTGGGGAAGGGTACAACTGAGGAATTCATAGCGCATTACCATAAATATGTAAATGCTTAATGTAGTTTTTTATCGTTTAATTCTGTTTTTGCTACATTATCGAATTTAAATATTAATGAAGTTATATTTTTTGTAAATAATTTATCATAAACGCTTATATATCCTCTCACTATAGCCTCGATTGCTTTACCTCTAAGAGTTTGGTCAAGTTCAGATAGTAATTTATTGTACTCTCTTACTCTTTCTATGCATTCTTGTACTATACTATCTAACATAATCTGACAATTTGTATTCATTAGCTCGCATTGCTCGAAAGTCATAATTAATTCATAAATATTATCGACTATTTCTGCATATTTTTTATATATTTCTTTATCGTTTTCTTTATCGCTCACCTTTGGTCCCCTTCGGTATTATTTGGATCATCTTTATTGATATCTAACATTCTTTTTACGCTATCAGCCATATCGTCTTTAGTGCTTACTTTTTGCAGCTCTTTCAGTTGTTCTTCAGTAAATTTCTTATTAAGGTATTTTTCAACTTCATCATTAATCATTCCTCCCGCCATATAAAGGCTGTTTTTCATGGCATAAAAAATATCAATGACACCGTCTACTTTTGTAGGTAAATCTTCAATTAAAAATTTTAAAACTGTTTCATTAATTACCATTAAATCTTTCATTAAAAGTAATGGATTATCAATATTGTCATCTTTAGGGATTTTTAGTGTTGTTGTCTGTTCTTCAGCATTAATTCTAAATTTGTATTCTCTCATTACCATTCCTCCAAAATAATTAATTGTAACTTCACCCTTTATTCTTGTCAACGCTTGAAATATATTCATATGCAGTCTACAATAAGTTGGTAAGTTTTAGTCATTTAACATAATGGGAGATATCTATGAAACTTAAATCATTAGCATTTTTTGGCTTAATGTTACTGTCACAAGAAACAATGGCACAAGAAGATATTGGATGTAGCTCTACTACTCCATATTATGCCGGAGCCAGTTATTCATTCCGAGACATTGCATTTAAGAATAATATTGGGAAGCTTCAATTAGAGAAGCGCTCTAAGGGCCTACAGGGTCTTTTGGGATATAAATACAATGACAACCTAGGTTTTGAATTGGGCGTCGCTAAGACAGGAAATCGTACCTTAAATTCGAATTCTGTTAAATCTTATCATTTAAGTCTTGATGCGGTTGGATTCTATCCGATTTCTAATTATGCCGAGATTCTTGGTGGGGTAGGAATTGGCGCAAGTAAGTTGTCTTATAATACTGTTGTTACCCATAAGTTCAAGAAGTCATCCATTGCTCCAAGGTTATTAGCGGGTGCTCAACTTAATGTTACCGATACTATTAAGTTTAGATTATCTTCTTCCTTGGAAGGATTTGGTAAGATTAAGAAATCAGGACCATACAAATTTAAATCTATACTTTCGTATGGATTTGGGTTAGTATATTCATTCTGATATCTCCTTGTTAAATTTTGAGTATGGGCGCTTGATTTGCTATCTGTGCGCCCTTTTTTTTGATGGAAGATTTAAATTTATTTTTAACGAAAATTTACAATAATCAATATTATAAGAATATTGATAATCATTTATACGATCCAATTGAGTTCTTACAAACCTTCATTAAGCCCGTCGCTCTTGCCTCAGACAGGAAAATAACATATAATAAAGTCAGGAAAGAAAAACAAGAAAATTCAGTTGACAAAGTAAGTGAATGGATAATCAAGGAGGAATTAAAGAATACTATGACAATAAAAGCGAAGGATTCGTCGACTCAAAAAATGGAAATACATGTTTTAAAAAGAGACATCGATTTTAAGAAATATGATTTTAAGAATTGTAAATATCTTGCCTTTAAGGAAGAGTTTAAGGGCATAGAAGATTCATATACTGCGGTAGCTAAATCAAAAGGGATCAGATTAATTCAATTCCTGTTACTTTGGTTTACCTTTTCCAGCAAGACTGTTACGAGTCATAAATGCATGAGAGCAGGGATTGGGGAAAAGAACACTTGCGCAAATAATTTTAGTTACTTAGTTGAAATGGGGTATTGTGATAAATATTCTATGGGTAACGGGTTTCATAATAACTATACTTTGACTGATAAAGGGATCGACTTATTGCTAGAGATGATGAAAGAAATAGAAATTATCGATTCTTCTTACTAGTTTCTTTTTTTTCCATATCAGTGCTTTTGTCATAAAAGTTAGAGGCTATCTCAGACAGCCATGCGTAAAGATTTTTCGAATCTATTCCCATGAATTTCAATGTTTCAGATAATGATTGTGAAGAGGTAGCCATATGGTTTAGTCCTTTCTCCAAAATATCAGTCCCTTCTTGAGTAAGGACAAATACTATGTTACGTTTGTCACCTACTTTTTTTGTTTCTATAAATCCTTCCCTAATTAAGATTGAAGCATTCCTGCTAGTTGTAGTTCTATCCATGGCCAATATTTTAGAAATGAAGGTTATATTTTGGTCTGGAAACTTCTTAACGGTCCATAGCATTTGAATTTGAGTAACCATCAGAGGATATCTCTTGGTCAGTAATTTCTTATTAAAATATTTATTTAAAGCTCTAGATGCTTTCCTAATAGTAAAGTTTATGCAACTATCCATCATTACCCGCCATTAAGTTTATATACACTAAGAAGTATAGTTGTTTTTCTTAACGCTATCAACCGTTATTTGAGCAAGTTGTTCGGGGGTATTAGCTACTTGCGCCTTATTTTCATCTCTGGCATTCAAATCTCCTAAGCATCTTTTCATTTCATTTAAGTTCTCAAAGTCATAAGAGACCATAGTATGGCCTGTTCTATGCTGTGGTTGTGGAGCGGCATTAGGCGTAACTTGATTTTTAAAGCATTTCTTAAAGCATTCGAAATAAGGAAACGATGGCATTTTTACTCCTTGAATTTAGCATTAGGACAACGTTTGAGAATATCTTCTCTGCTAGATGTGCAGCAAGAAGTTTATATCCTATCTACCCATTTAAAACCGATGAGATACAAGAAGAGCATTCTATACCATTTTGGTTTTTCTAAAACATCAACTCTAAAGGCGTAGGGTGTATTATTATAAATTAAATATCCTGGCGTAATGACTGTTTCATAGCTTCTAACATTTCCTGTCATAGTGTAAGTTTCACCTAATTTTAAATCCATTATTTTGACTCCTCTTTTTTAACTTTAAACTGACTAATACTAGTGACACTACATCTCTTCAGGTTCTTCTCTCTATTTTCATGAATTTCTTTGATCAATGAATGAGCATTAAAGAATATGAACTGATGAGTGAAATTATTCGCTAACGCTATAGATGTTACTTGTACCTTGTAAGTTGATTGACCTAGCATTTGCATTAGAGGAAAATGGACAAAGCCATTAACGAACATATAATCTTCTGGCTTCTCTCCGAGGGATATGAGCTTATCGCTTATAAGCTGTTTTAGCTCACTCTCTACATGCTCAAACAAAGTCCCTACATAGTCACTCATTTATCTTCTTTCTTCTCAAAGAATTCTTTCTTTAGCTTATTGTCACTATCAACATTAACTTTCCCTACATAATCATAGGCTGCCTTAAGGTTTCCAACATATTGAATCTCATAACCCATTCTATGCAAGTAATGAAGCTCACGAGGCTCTAGCGTCTTTCTTCCCAATAACTCCATTAAAGCATCAAGCTCTTTACACGCACTCTGAATAAGCGGCTTCTTTTGACCCTGGCTATATGACATCGATACTTTCATGGTAGGTAACATTATTTTCCCTTAGGATTCTCGCTAAGAACATCAACAGCTTTTATTTTCCCAATTGTTACGACTTCAATCCTTTCTGCTAGAGCTGCCTTTATTTTTATATTATTATACATCCACATTGATAAAGTAGATGGAGCCACCTTTAACAATTTTGCTAATTGGCATACTCCACCTACATAATTTACTGCTTTCATTAAGGTAGGCTTCTTTAGGTGCTTCTTAGGCATTCTGCCAGTTGTCATACGTCCTTATTTTCTAATTTTTTATTTACCTCAATTAGTTTATCCACTGTCGCTTCGAATGCGCTCAAAACACCTTTTTCCGAGCATGCATCCATCTTTTGGATTAATTGGAGTGCTGCCCCGATTATTTCGTTAATTTCCATTACAAGCTCCTATTGACCTAAATATAGATGGAGCCATGAGTGTTTATATAAATATTAGCTGGCTAGCGTAATCTCTATATATTCATGAGCTCCATAAGTAGTATATACAGACAATAGGTTATGTCAATTCTTAAGAGGGGGAGCTCTTCTTGTCTTTTTTAGTTATCGACATTAGTTTTCTCCTTTATTTATACTTAGCTAATATTGAGCTTATTTTACTCATGTCTGTATCAGACGCAAACCTGAATTGAGAATATATTTTTAAGAATTCATTCCTTCTCCCTTTCTTTGCTCGTGGGACAGAAATACGAACCAGTAACCTTAATTTTCTTTTTATCTTGGGAGTAGGCTTAAGAACTTTTATCAGTAAATCGAGCTGCTCTAGTGTCATCCCGCTCTTACCCATTTCTATAGTGTGTATCTTAGAGCCTGCGCAACCAATCTTGGCCGCTAATTCTCTCTGGCCAATGCTGTTTAAAAGACGTAACTTTCGAACCTCTTGTCCGAATTTCGATAACTTCTCAAATTTAGTCGGCATCTCAATATCTCCTTTGTATCTAAGTTAATAATATATGTACTATATGCACGCATTGTTTAGATGTCAAATATTTCTTGATGACTGAATAATGAAATGGTAATATTGAGATTCATATTGACTAGACATCATATGATTCCTTGAATTGTAAAAAAACTGCAAAAGGGGCAGGATTACTTCTAGGTTGCTCTGCCCCAATTGTAGCGATAATAATAACTTCCTTGCATTCCTTAATACCTAAAGTTAATATAGGTAACTAAAACGTCACGTGTTGGAAAAAACACGTTAGATAGATCACTTTGATAAAGCTCTAACTGAAGGGATTTATGGCTAGGAAAGCTAAGGAGAAGAAACCTAAAGGAAAGGTTAAGAAAGAATCTATAACCGTAATTGAACCTACTAAACTAGAAGAAAAAAAGGTCAATAAAGATTCTCCCGATTATAAACCAGAGCGTCATCCAAATGGATATTGGAAGAAGGGATTCTCCGGCAATCCTGGTGGCGCAATGAATTACTATAGAACTAATAGCAAGATAAGAGAGTTTGCTAATGCTATGCTAACTGATAGCTTTAATGTAGCCCACGAAATACTTACCAATGAACAATATGACCTTAAACCCGCTGAACGTATTAAACTCATTCTCGAGCTATGGAATCGCGCTGAAGGAAGAGTTCCAACTCAACTTAATATCAAGCAAGAATCTACTGAAGTAGGTCAAATGAATCTGTTGCAAATAACTAGCGAGCTTGATAATGTGGATATGCAACTTAAAAATATGGGAGTTATTGATAGTGGAGAAGAAGATACAGAAAGCCAAACCAACGAAGAAGTCAGCCAATAAAGAAGTAACAATGATATCATTTCAAGAATTAATGGACCAAATAGGAGTTCCTAAAAAGGTTCAAGCAGCAGCTTTAAAAGCTAAAGTCGATGAAGAAAAATCATCCACAAAGAAACCTAAACCTGAAATAATTAATTCAGGAATTCAAAAAGCAACTTTAAAAGGTGATAGCAATGACAATGTCAGGAGAGCCGTTAAAGGTAAGCCGAAGACGAAAGTACAAAAAGGAAAAACAAAAGAAGTGGGAAGCCGAGAAAAAGGAAAAGTGGCTAAAAAAAGCAAAGCGAAGAAAGGACCGCGGAATAACAGAGGAAATGCTGAAGTAACACAACCATTATCTGATTACTTTTTTAAACAGTTATCTGCTTTCCAAGCAACGCCAGATTTTCCATTAAGTACTATCGATTATGCCTATTCATTTATGCTAGCGCTTAGACCATGTAAGCTTACTATCAAAAAGATAATCAATGAAGATGGGTTTAATCCTTATGATGATACGAAAGAACGAGAATTATGCATATGTGAAATATTAGCTTTTGATGATGAGCTAAAGAGCTATGAACTTGATAGTATATTTGAATTAAATTATATGACAAAGTCAAAAGCTAAAGCGATTATATTCTATAACGTTAAGATGATTGATGAGTACTTTGCTAGAGTGCTGAAGAGGGAGGAATAAATGACGCTTAATCTTTTGAACATATATAAAATGATAAAGCCTAAATATAATGTAATGGAATGCCATAGCAATACTTATTTCCCTGCGCAATGGGAAGGCAAGCTTGATGACGGGAGAATGATTGTTATCGATAAAGTCTTTGGCCGCTTGGATTATACAATTCATTCCGATTTAGGTGACCGAGAAACTTTTAGCGTTCCAGTTCCGAATATAGAAGAAGATGATGATGATGGTTGTATGGATTCCACTATCATGCAATTAATATTAGCCTCGCACCTTAAGTTTAATTGTGAGATTGAAGAGCCAGTTAACATAAAAGAGCTTGAAGATAAAGCTAAAGATGCGGTTGAAAATAATACGCTTGCTAGCTTTTTTGCTAATCATTATGAAGACTTGAAAAATGTGAATCTGCAAAAGGAAGAATAACATGACTCAATTAACATCCGTTGCAGCAATAGATATCTTTACTAAACTTATTTCTTCTTATGGCGTCCCGTGTCCCAAATGTGGGACGCAAGAATGCACAAGATTATTGTCAACTACCAACCAATGGGATGGATGGTGTAAAGAATGCGACATTAGGTTTAACAGGAAAGGTGAAGAGCAAGACCCGATAACATTAGAGAAGAAGAAAGTACTATACGCAAACAGTACGAACGGAGGAATAAATGATGAGCGATGAAAAACCGAAGATGACAATAAAGCAGGATTGCATATCAATATCAACAAGTGGAGCTATAAAATATGTTGATGAAAACGATGGGTTAGAGATAAAATATGTAAATGGAGAACTTGTTATGAGTGGTTCAGATTACCCTAGCGAAACTGCTTTGAATGCTGCCATTGATGATATAAAGGCTACCGTTGATGACATTAATGAATTTAATGAAATCATACAAGATAGCGATATGATTGAATGCTCAAGTTGTGAAATATTGCAGTCAACGATAAATTTCCATTTAAAGCCTTATATGACTGCTGGCGGAAGATTCGTATGCTCTGATTGTTTTCTTGGAAACGTGGAGAAAACATTGTGATATTTGTGAATAGAGCTATTGAGGATACTCTTAAAGATATTAAAATTAATCATCCGTACGATCTCTCGCATGACTTATTAGAAAAATTTCAGGGTTACTTATCAAGCAAATCTCTAGAGCGTGCTATAAATGATATAGAAATGTTTAAACGTATAATTAAGATGAGTCCTGAAGAGCGTATTCAATATAGAAATATGTTAGGATATGCCAATAATCATCTTGCCAAGGTTTGGCCAGGGATTATAAGGAGACAACGTAATGCCAATTTATAAATTGGACATGAGATGGAAAAGTCCATGTTGGAATATAATATTGTCAGGGGCCGAGAAGGTAAAAATAGATAAAGATAATATTGAGATAACTAAAGTTAAGCACATTTATTATTGTAAATATGACGATGTTCCTCAAGAGATTGTTAATATTATTGGTTGCTCTTGGAGCGGTCTATCAATCGATGATAGGAAGATAAATATTTCATATCTTAACGGAAGGTTAATAGTAAGAATTGATGATATCTCAACCTTAACTTTGGATAATAATGATGTCAACGATGTTAACAATATTTATCCAGCAGATATGTATACTGAACAAATGATTACTCTAACTGCGCCTTTATTAAGCTTTGAGGATTGCATCATCGAAGATGTGGAATATACATCGGAAGTAATGCATTTAGATTTAAATGAGCGCAATAGTAAAGAGTGAATCCGCTAAGTTATTAGAATACAAAAAGCAATTATTGCTTGAAAAGCGCGCTATCCTTAAATGTCAAATAAGCTTACATGAATTCGTACGGCAAGCTTGGCATATCTTAGAGCCTGAAACTAAGTTCGTTGACGGATGGCATATTAGAGCTATCTGCGAACATCTTGAAGCTGTAACCTATGGCAAAATAAAACGCTTAATAATTAATGTTCCACCTCGTACCTGTAAATCAACTATCGTATCCGTTATGTGGCCTGCATGGATATGGATAACTCATCCAGCCAAGCGTTTCCTATGCTCTGCTCACTCATTTACCATCTCTGAACGTGATAGCGATGCTTGTCGTAAGATTATAGGCTCTGAATGGTATCAAAGACGATGGGGTCATTTAGTTAAGCTTAGTAGGTCTCAGAATTCCAAAAGGTTATTCGCCAATGAAGCTAGCGGCTCTCGTGGCATAACTTCCGTTGATGCGTCTGGTACAGGTGCTAACGGTGATATTCTAATTGGAGATGACTTAAACGATACTCTTTCAGTGCTGTCAGATACTATTCGAGATAAAACAAACAATTGGCTCAGGGCTGTATTCATGAATCGTCTTAACGATAGAAAGACAGGCGCTATCGTTATCATTATGCAGCGCTGTCATGAGAATGACGTTACAGGATTCTTATTGAAGCATGATAAACAAAAGAGATGGACGCATTTGCTGCTCCCTTATGAGTATGAAAAGGAAAGACATTGTAAGACTAATATTGTTGATATAGCTACTGGTAAAGAATGGGAAGACCCGCGTAGATTAGATGGTGAACTTATATGGCCTAACAAAGAAGGTCCCGATGAATTAGCGGATAGAAAAGCATCACTCATCAGTGAATATGATATAGCAGGTCAGCTTCAACAAAGGCCATCACCAGCAGAGGGTGGTATTCTAAAAGCTAAGTGGTTTCAAGTATGGAAGAAGCCTTCTCCCCCAAAAATTACTTACGTTGTTCAATCATGGGATACAGCTCTTGAAGCTAGAGATGATGCTCATAACGCTTTTTCTGCATGTACTACATGGGGTTTATTCGTAGATGACAAAGGTATTCAAAACCTTATATTACTGTCATTGTGGCGAGGAAGGGTTGAATATCCTGAATTAAGACAGATGGCACAAAGACTAAATAACGATTATCGTGATGATGGTCATATAACTATAACTCCTGATGGAAAGCATACCCCATCTCTTGTATTGGTAGAATCAAAAGCATCAGGTGCTCCATTGATTCAAGACTTACGTAGAGCTGGTATTTTGGCTCACGGATTCGATCCCACTGAATATGGTGATAAGCTCGCAAGAGTAAGGCTATGCTCACATATTATTGAAGCTGGTCGTATTTGGCTTCCTGCATTACCTCCTGATTATGAAAAGCTTAGGTCATGGGCTGATTTGTTCCTTAATCTATGTAAGATATTCCCTAACTCAGATGCCAGAGATGTTGTTGACACTATGACTCAAGTATTGTTAAAGTTGCTTCGTAGCAACGAGCTTAAACATCCTAAGGATAAAGAGTATGTCTCAAGTAGAGGCGGACCAAGAGAAAGCCCATACTGGCCAGGAAGTAATTAGCAATGACGATTATATAACGGCTCGTAGTGAGTGGGGAACCCTAAATACTTTGGCCTTTAAGTATCTAGGAATAAAGATTGAAGAGTTTCGTGAGACTCCGCCCTTAAAGCCATTTGAAATTCCAACACAACCTTATAAGAACATGGATAAGTTGGTCTCAGTTTCGCCATCGACAGGTTATGATAATGATTCAGAAGTAATAGCGCGAGCTAAAAGATTAGAAGACTTCATTAATAATAGCCCTTATATAAGAAATAGCATTCATAAAATGATGGAAGGTAAATGCTACTTTGGGAGTAATGGAGATGATGAAATATGACAGATGATACCGCATTCCATACTCTGATGATACATGGGCACGATATTGAAAAAGTTAAGTATGATATATCTATATTAAGAGCTGCGGTTAATGATATCCAGCTATGTACGCTTTTTACATCATATGAAAAACTTGACAGCTTGATTAGAGGATTTTTAGAAAAGATTGCTAATTTAGAAGGTAAAGTATCACTTGCTTTACATGAAACAAAAATGGCTAACAATAATGTAACAGGGCTTGGCCAACAATTAATTTCAGGACTTAAAAACAACGTATGCCCTTACCATTCAGACTTAGATAACATTGTTAAATTCTGTTCTGAAAAGGCTAATGAAATTAAGGATTATATGTCCAACCATCCTAATCCATATGATTTCAACTCATTAAAAGAAGACTTGCGAAAACTTATAGATCCTTGCAATGAGGAGAATGAAGAAGATGACAGATGAATCCAAAGATACCATAACGCACCTTCCAACTATTCGAGCAGATAGTATCGTTAACCTTTGGAAAGAATACAGTAAGTTAGAGAATCAAGTTATGCTTGTTGATTTATACCAAAGCAAAGGATTCAATCAAAAAACATTATGTAACTTATCAACATTCTTCTTGGAGCTCATGGGTATTGTCGATAGATGTCATTCTCTATTTGTTACGTTCTCGAAAGTTATAGATAAATATAAGCAGGAATACGAGCTTTCATTTAAGGAGGACGGTGAAATCTCATTTCAGGTTAGAACTAATCCTATAAAAACAGCTATACCCTACATTGATGGGAAATTATATATACACGATTGGTTCGTTACTGGTTGGCTTAATACTGAAATAACTGATTTTGCATTATATCAAATGGCTATGAGATTTTATGCGTTAATTCTTGACGGAATAGCTTGGGCTGAAGCTGCTGATATTAGCGATAGCGGGGAGAATAAAGATGAGTGATCATACCATCATCTTTGTGTTACTAGGATTTATCATTGGCATGCTTCTCGTTAAGATGTGAACTTGTCCAATATATCCATCACATCCTTCCATGTTAAGAATTCAACTATTCCCCGGGGAATATCTTCAGATGCGCTCATTACTGGATGTTCACCAGTGTATCTTTTCTCTAATGGTACGACAAATACGGTGCATCCAGGCGAATCATTTAATAGTTTATTTATCTTTTTTCGCTCTTCTTTATTTAGCATTATATGTCACCTTTAACGGCTTCTTTTTTTATTCCTACGCATGTCGCCATGATAAATGGCCTTAATAGAATCCTAATCCTATGATTGGGTATAAAATTGAAATCTGATTCAAGTAAATATTCTATTTCTCCATTATTCCTTGTTAATAGATGCTTAATTATATGCATAAGAGCTACGGAAATTTCATCCTTTAAATCTATATCTCTTTTAAGGCTATCTATAAGCTTATTGAATATAATCTTTCTTAGATATCGAATTATCATATATTACCCCCTGGATGTCTTAAATAGCCGTATTCCCATATTATTTATCCATCTTCCAAAATGTCCATTCAAATTCTTTATCAACTACCTCTTTTAAAATAGCCCACGTTAGCCCACCCAAAAACGGAGCAAGAACTATCCACCATGATATTTGAGTCTTATCCAATAATTTTAACATTACAAGAATCCAAGTTACAATCATTATCAGAGTATCATCGTCTAATCTTACCTCATGCTTTACTCTTAAGTTTATAACCTTTTTTATATCCATGTCATTTCTCACTTATCTTCTGTGGGTAAATCGGGTTGCTGTCTTTCATATATTGCTTATATTCCTCTGACGTAGAATCCATTTGCGCCCCTATCGACACATTTTTCGAATCGAAAAGACCATAACTTCTTCTCTCTGTAGCTTTAATTGTAGAATCTTCAGGAACACTTGACCAATCGAATGGTGGAGCATGCGGAGGAGTCATAATCGGATACGTAATATCCATATTAGATTTTATCTTCTCTTCTTCCACTTCAACATATGTTTTAAGGAAATCCATGAACTTATTTGAATCGAACTCTAATGCCGAATCATATATCTCCATAGCCGCTTTAATCTGTATCCACTCAACTTTTGTTAGCATTTTCTAACCTATTAATTACCTCTATGTAATCATCAGTTGAAAGTAAATGTTGCATTATCATTAACCCAAGATAACCATGGATTCCTGCTAAAGTTGCTTGGAGGCCAAGAGCGTCCATATGATTACAGTAGTCATTTATCTTTTCTTTTACTGTCTTAGTGTCAATGCTGCATCCTTCTTTCACTTGTTGTTCTCCCTCATTCATACGTGTTTTACGTCTTTCTGATTCTTCCTCAATTAGCACCTCTTTAAACCGCTCCATTAATTCATTTTCTTCTTTCACAAGTGCAGAAGAGCTAAAGTCACTTCCGATGCTATATCCGGCCCTCATGCTTGTGGTAAATTTAACTCCTTCTATACCCTCTTCTTTCATCCTGGAATTAAATAAATCACGTGCCATTTCAAGTACTTTTTTGTCATGATAATTCATTCGTGCCATCCTTCCTCACCATAAGGGAAGTATATTTCTTCATCTCCCACTTTTATACCTTCATCCTTAATTCTCTTAATTGGATTAAGCATGTTTAACCTATCATTAAGCTCATCTTGCTTATCAACTAAATCCTCATAGTTAGCTATTAGCATTTCTGCTTTCCTTAGTTTCTCTTTTAATGGGTCGTACTCCTCTTTCTTAAATCTCTCTATCCCTTTAGTAATATATTTATGCAGCACCTCTCCAATCTCTTCTTTGTTAGCACATACAAATAACGCCATATCCCTTTTCTCTATTAATCCATCTTTCTCAGGCATTGAGGGATACATCCTTGGCGATAATGGGACTAATCCTCTCTTATAATGATCTTCTATAGTGTAGTTAATATCTTCTAAATGCATTGGATTTTCAGTTATTTTGGCAGAGATTTCGCTGCCACGTACTTTCATATTAGCTACATAATATCTCATATACTTTGGAGCTTTAATATCATACAGGAACAATTCTGGTTTAATATTATATGCTTTCATTGGCTCTAACTTATACTCTTCTTGTTTAGCCTCATCTAGCCATTCACACATTAAATCTCGTGCTATATCACTCATTCTTTCTTTTCCTTCTCTTTACGCGTTAAGACTCGCTCCTTTATCTCATCGATTAGCATTTCAACCTTTTCCTCATCATAAGGTGAACTACTAGTCCCAAACGATTCCCCAGTAAGCTTATGTAAACCATCAATTATCATTTTAGCATCTTTCTTTCTAAGCCTCATATTACCTCCCATATACCTTCTGGATGTTGTTCAGAAAATCTTATCAAAACCTCTAATGCTTTTCTAACGTTTCCTGGGCAGCTTTTCCAATAGTCTAAATCAATTGGTTCACCTTTATGCTCTTCACAAAAATCTTTCATTTCTTTCAATGTATCTTTTGCCACTTTTCCATCTAATGATTTAAATCTAAATAGATTGCAGTAATTGTATGTTACATTCAATATGCATTTTTCTTCTCCGCAGAGGTTTATAGTTCCACCTTCATAATGAAGATGCGGCATCTTTAATACCTCATGATATTTTGTCCCGCTATATCCTATAGATTCTTCTTTCTCGTTTAAATATATGTCATAACTCATTCTATCCTCCTGTGCTTTCAATTATTTCATCAATTATCTTTCTAAATGATTTAACCATATCATTAACTTTAACCCAGTCTTCTCTTTCTGCTTGTGGTAACTTTATACTATAAATACCAAACTCAAGGCAAGGCTCACTTTTCTCATGAAGCATGTTACCGCGAATGAGGCGATCGATAATCTTATTAAGCTTGTTAATTTCCATTTGAAGCATATTGATAGTAGATACTGCGGCTTGATATGCATCCGTCATCTCATCTAATTTCGTTTTATATAGAACATGCCAATTATTATTCATGTTTTCTTATACCCTTTATTCTCTCCGTAGCTCTTTAAATCCTGAATACTTTCAGCAATTAATCTTTTCCTTTTAGCTATAAACATGTTTAAAAAGCCTGGAAGATAAGGGTCTGTAAATATATTATAAGAAAGTAATTCATTCAATATCTCCATATTATCTTGTAAACACCGAAATGAAGCATCTTTCGTCCATAATTTTTGAGTGATGATTAATGGATCCTCATAATAAAATGAGTATCTTTCTGTTACCTTCATCATTATTCTACTTACCAACTCGCATTTGATGCTACCCATAGACCAAAATTTTCTTCATTCCATATCCCAATTGGCAGCAAAATACCTTTTATTTTTTCCTTAATCTTATCAATCTGTTTTTCAGTATAAAAATCAACTTTCATTGAGCCTACCAATATCCCTCTTGATTCCATCCCCTTATGATTTCTTTCGTAATATAAGATTAAATGGTCTTCAAAATCATCAAAACCATCTTCCATAGAAGCTACAATATTTAGATATATTAGTGAAGTGTGGTCTATAAAATCAGCTAAAAATGTCTCATATTCATTATTTTGAACAAATAAAGCATAATCTTTGGATTGATCTTCAATAAAATTATTATCATAGATATCCCTTATTTTCAATTTATAACCAATTACTGCTGATACGCTAACATCAAGACCCATTTACCTCTTCCCCCATTTAACATAGCCATATATATTCAGCGCTATCGTCGGAACCTGAAACAATGCTTGTGAATATAACTCATTCGATATATTCCTGTATATCCAATATAAAGAGCACACACTCCATATTATAAAACATATTCTCACAGCTTTAGCATTCAATAACCTAGCAACCCAACTACTACAGCTAAACGCGAAGTCAAATATTTCACCAATTAAATCTATTTGGAAGTTTCATCCCCCTTATACTTAAGCTGATGAGCCAAATACTTTACTTCACGCTTAACCCATTCCTCATCACGATATGTTGCACCGAAATTGCTGTACATATCTTCCATCGGAGTAAGATCGCACCCATGATTACAGTCAAATCCAAACCAATACACCTCATCTTCTCCATCATCCTTGACATGACATATACCTTTTTCTGCATCCCCATCACAATACCCTGCATATGTTAATCCTCTATGAATTTCTATATCTAGCCCGCTATAATCTTTACCATATAATGGATGTGATTCATTAACCGCCACATAGCCGCACCATACACCGCTATTATTACGCTTCATTAAACATGGATATTTCGTTTCATCATCTACCCAATAGATTCTATCTGGCTCATCATCCCATGGACCTCTAGAGTATCTACTTCTATCTTTAAATGTTAATCTTTGCTCTTGCATTCTGATTCCTCCTCTAATGACAATATAATTCCTAATTGTCTTTGTATATCATGACAATTAGCCCTGCACATCTTCGCTTCTTTTTCTATACACTCCAATTTGTCCAAAATATTCAGGACATCTAGTTTTTTATTTAGATTATTTAATGCGCGCGCAACATCAATAATTACAAGAGAGCTAAAAAATGTTAAGGCAATAACTCCCCAAGCAATACATTCTACTATCATTTATTTATCTTCCTTATTTTGTTTGTTATGATATTTTGGATTGTTGTAATCAAATTCAGGTAAGTCTATAGTTTCCAGCTCTTCTTTAGTTCCAGATATATATCCTATAACATAAAATGTTCTCTCTCCTTCATCTTCTGCCTGACCTGCTCGAGAATTATTGTATTCTATCATTAACATAATCTCATCTTCATCTTTTGATTTCATCCATATCGATCCTGTATCTTGTATTTTTATAATTTCCGGACGATTAAGCAATTCTTGCGTCGTATTAAATTCAAATTGAAATGGCGTATGACCACTTACAAATCCAGGAACATGCTGCACTATTTTCATAACTTATCTTCCTTACATAACAAGACGCTACAGGTTCTACCTGTTGTACAGCTATACCCTTTTATTTCATATTCATCATCTATCTTAAAATGCTCTTCAAAAAGAGGTCCAGTCCATGTGCGGTCTTCACTTTTTTTCAGAACCCTAATCTTATCTATAGTCACTTCCTTACACTCCATTGCATGACATGTGCTATAAAAAGTTACAACCAGATTTAAAACTACTAGTGCGACAAATAAGATAATCCAGAATCTCATGCTTAGCCCTCATGCATTATTAAATCTTACAATATGTTTAACCCTAACAGGCTCTTGCATCTCCATTTGTCCTCTTGGGTCATGAAATTGATTATCTTCGTTATACCTAATCCTTACATGAACTTCTCCACCTTTTGGCAGAGGCTCAATCAATTGAGCTCTATCAAGTGAAACCTTAAGATTCTCTACATTATTCTCTACTGCCTGCTGAGCAGCCACCTCTTGTATCTTAGTTTCACTCTTCTTTTTTCGCCAATTTTTGTAACATTCAAGAAAACACATCTATATCTCCCATCCAAGCTCATCTTTAGCTTTATATAATGTTAACATACACCTATCATAAAGTCCAGACTGGTCTATATTAGTTATATCGATATTGTCTTGTAAAACTTTTGCTATCTCTAAACATTCCCTTATATAAACTTTCGCAAAGTCTTTATCATGCTTTACGATGCTACTACAGTTATCAATTATATCTGCAAGCTTGATTAGTGAGGCATGCGTCGATATACTAGAATAGTGTTCTAACTTTTTAATATGACGTTCAGCTCTATTACCTGAAAACCTTTTATTATCGGTTGTCAATTCATAAACAGTGTCACTTGCTTGCCTTCCAAGATCTATACCAAATATATTTATAATTAATTCTTTGTTAAAATAAGGATTAATAGGCTCTACATCCTCAAGCATATCATGTAAGTATGCCGCAACAATTAATTCATCGTAAAATGTATATAATTTATGATAATGAAGAATCATTACAACATCATATGGATGGCTATAATAGGGCTCTCCTGTATATTTTCTCTTTTGCCCTATACTATCATGAGCTATTCTTGAAAGCAGTTTAGCTTTAGCTATAGTTATTTCACTCATTCTATATCTCCTTACTCAAATATTAAATGCGCTTCTTTGATTTCCTTTGCTCCTTTCCATGGAGCGTCATTATCTTCATAGTTTTTCCATCTAAGAACAAATGTGCAATCCTGGGGAAGAGAAACAGCCTTTCCATAAAATCTATTTAATAAATCAGCTATTCCAATATATAATTCGTGTGATTCATTTGTTATTGGGCAAACAGTATTTCCATCTAATTCAATTGTTGTCTTAACTTTCATTTCATTTATCCTCCAACAGTTTTCTATGCTCTTCAAGTCTTTTATCCTTAGGAAAGACAGCAGTTAACAATAACTCAAGCATATCGATTATGGTATTTCTCATGTTTTCGTTTGTTTCGTTTATCAAGTCAAATCTGCCTATCTTAATTGTTCTTAGTATCTTACGAACATCATTGTTTTCGTATACTAATGAGACGCAATATGAATCTGTTCCAAACTCAATATCATATTCAATTGAGAGAAACTTTCTTATATCGCTAGGTATATAATTGCTTTTGTAAAAAAATACATAGGCTTTCATATTATCAATAAGTTCACCAATGCTGCCAGTATAAATAGTCATTCTTCTTAATCCGGAAAATAGCAATATACCCGACTCTTGATGAACTCAATAGCTTCCTTGGCTTCATTGAAACGCTTATTCATGTTTTCAATTGCTGCATAATTGATTTTAGGAGCTATTACAATTTTAGATGGGTCCTTTGAGCACATATATGCATTCATTGCATGCGCAGACTCAGATAACAATTCCTGCAATCTATCAACTTTGCTTATCCAATCATCATATGCTTCAGTATTTTTCATGTTTAATCCTTATAAATAATGACCATGATTATCACCGGGTAAAACTTCTTTCCCGCAGATTGGGCAATCAATTGATTTTTCTTCATAACATTTTCCACATATATGATAAACGTCAATATATCCATTCTGACTATATTCAGCTCTTTGCGTCAACTCGGATTCTTTTGTAAATTTACCACAACAGGTACATTTCATTTATCTAATCCGCCACATACCTAATTTCTTCAGGAGTATATTCAACCTGTCTGATAACTTCATAAATAGATGGTTTCAAGGGTATCTCTTTATGCTCTTCATGCGTAATTTCAGTAGGATTGTTTACTACTAAATATATCTTGCTTGTCTTCTTGTTTTTAAAGTAAAGACTAGATGTATCTTTTATTGCATGCGCATGTCCCGTAGCCTCACCATAAGCTAATATAATTCTTCCTGCGTCTTTTGGGATTTGCTCAAAATCATTATCTATAGTGATAGATGCTTCTTCTATAAATACATCACCTTGTCTGGCTTGTTTAAACATATTGGTTCTCCTAAGTTTCTAACAATGGATTATAAGTCTTTTCCGTTTTCCCAAAGGTCCACGCAACAGCTTGATGTGCTCGTTCAATATTAGGTGGGACCCTTAGGTAATATTCCTTGAATGTCCCATCAGGCTCTGATGTTGAATTAATTACTTTAACCATAACTATATCTTCATCGTCTTCAACTACTTTCTTGTATAGCTTACCATATTTGTCATTATGTATTAATGTAGCGCCACAGTTTTCAATATAATTTTTAGCACCATAAATATCAATCATTATTCTTCGGATTTCTGCATTCTTCTCAGAATCTATTTTATCAATAGTTATTTGTTCAGGATTCGTTACTATATATTCAGGAACTCTTACGCCATGGATTGCATATATTTTCCATCCATCGGGATACATAATAGCTGGATCAGATATTGAATGTAATCTGCCTCTCTCATCTCTATTGAGAATGCAATGACGTTCAGATGCAAAACAAATATTTTCGTGTGGTAATATCCATCCACAATGATTTGCCAATTCTGTTAATCCTGTAATTTTATCTGTTTGAGTGGTTAATTTAAGTTCATTCCTGAAAAAACTATAAAATGATAAGAAGTCAGCATCATGAGATCCGTAGGATGAAGCCCATACGGAAGCCCCTACGGAAGCCCTTACGGAAGCCCCTACGGAAGCCCTTACGGAAGCCCCTACGGAAGCCCTTACGGAAGCCCCTACGGAATCCCATACGGAAGCCCCTACGGAAGCCCATACGGAAGCCCCTACGGAATTCCATACGGAAGCCCTTACGGAATCCCATACGGAAGCCCCTACGGAATCCCATACGGGATCCACTACGGAATTCCATACGGGATCCACTACGGAATCCATTACGGACTGTCTTACGGACTCCCTCACGGAATCTCCTATTGAAATCTTAGATCCTATTTCTTTCATTATATTTTCATTTGTAATAATTGATCTAACTAGACCTTGTGAAAGAGGAGATCCACACCAAACTATCTTTTCTGGCCGCTTTAAGCCTGCAAGCTCATAACATTTATTAATTGCTTTTTCTGCTTCAGGCCTATTTGCTGGATCTGTACATAATCCTATATCAGTCCATTTCTTAACGTATTCTGGAAACTTGGCTATCTGTTCTTCAGTTAAACTTTCAATCATTTTACTCTCTCCTTTCGCATTCTCGAAACAATCTCAGGGGGACATTTTTTATGCCAATATACTTTGTAATTTTCCTCTGCCCAGTCTTCATCACATTTTCCAGTTCGAATCATGCGACCAGAAATCTTTCTCTCGCATTCATTACATTCTATATCATCAAATCGCCTATCAAACCTTTTATGCTTAAATTTAACGCGAGTAGAAATCTTTCCATTACTTGGATGTTCTATATTCATTATTGCAATACCATCACCTATCTCCTTACTCATTACCCCGGGCACAAATTAACGATTTTAGATACGCCCATCTATCAAGCATAGTTTCTGTTTTTTCATATTGCTCCTTATATTGGTTTATCCCAATAACAGAAGAAATGAAAATAGAGTTACTTTTATGACATTTTACAAATTGATACACATGGTCTAAATTTATTAGATATCCAGCAAATTCTATAAATCTTGTTTCAATCATCTTCTACCTCCTAAAGTGGATTTTCGTAAAGTATAGTCTATTTTACTTAACTCAAAATGGATTACGTAAAGTACCGCTTACATTAATTAACATTGTTCCCTACGATATCTATTCATAAAGTCTCGCGCCATTCCCCCTAAATCTCCCATTCCACCATATGTCGCGCACCCATAATATCTATCCTTTACATATCTACAATATTTATTGCACTCTTCAAGCCCTTCAGCCTGAAGCTTTTCTTTGATTTCCTTGTACTTTCCTATAAACCAGAGAATATACAGGATTATGAATATGATTGCAAGTATATGCACTTATTGACTCTCATGGAGAAAGGATCCTTTACTTAGCTAAACCATAAATAAAGGAAATAGCGATTTCCTTTATTTAAAGCTGCATGCTCTTCAAATTTTGTTATAAATAAGAACGATTAAAATGCCCAGTAAAGTTACTCATGTCATTATTCCTACTCAAATAATGTTGAGGGGTTTTAACTTTCTCTTGCTAGACTTCTTCGGGATATGTGTCCCATATTTCCTAGCATTATTCAATGATGCCGCTATAGCCTGCTTTGCAGGATGGCCAGCTTCTTCCATCTCTGCTATATTGCGGCCTATTACTTTTCTAGATTTCCCAGGTTCTAATGGCATTATATTCTCTCCCATAGCACGCTTATAGTTATAGCCATAATAGCTTGCTGTAAGTGAGTAATACCAATATTCGCCCATCGTTTATCAACCGATTCATTTGTAAGCAAGATATTAACTTGAGTTAAAATATCTTCCTCTTTATCCTTTATTATTGATAACCTTGACATCATCTCATTAACGCTAAAAGCCATATCATCCAACCTCCAATTCAGTACGAATAACTTCTTCAACTACTTCTTCAGCAATCTCAGTTTCGGGCGCTTTCCAAACAATATGAATCATCACGCATGCAGCCATTACAACCAACGACATAAGTAAAATAATATCTCTTTTCGTTACGTCTGTATCTTTAAACATCGTATGTGATAATTTAGCAACCAAAGCTAACGCCAAACCAATCAATAAATAAACATCGTGCATTTTAACTCCTAAATCTCTATTTCCCATTTATTTAAAAAATCTGCTATATGCTTTTGAAGAATCGGATGAACACCACTTAATGATTTATATATAAATAATTTGCATGTAGACGAAGAATCATATTGAAGTCCATATCTCTTGGCTTTTTCTAAAATATACTCAGGACATATGTCAGAAAGGATTACTGTAAAATATCCAGACTCTGAACACATACATGCTAAAAAACATAACATATTTACAACTAATGCTATGTCATTATCATCATACTTACGAATCATTGAATCGCCTCTCTACCAACTTAGCCTCGTTAATAACTTCCTTGTTCTGCTTTACTGGGATCTCTTTTACGGCAGATGAATCAGACATCTCATGCCTATTCCAATCTTGCTTAATGCTATCAGAAATGTCCATAGCCAAATCAAATAAGTAACTTTTCAAGAAAGTATGGGAAGAATAAACAAAGTCCTTCTTGTATAATTTATGAGCCCCCATATGAAGCTCGTAAAGATTAAACTTATCTTGAATTAAGCCGAATAACTTTCCTCTCTCTTTATCAGTTAGAGAAATAAACTTTTTAATCGCTCTAGCTCTCCGTTCATCCTTTATTTTCTTCTTATCTTTCTCTGGAGGCTTCTCAATAGCCAGGATATCTTTTAAATCAATCATAAACCCCCCAAATTTGATAATGGAGGCGCTTTTGGATGCGTGAGCGTGAACTCCAAAGGGACAAGGAGAAAACCACCCAAAAACGCCATAATCTTCGATTTCAATAAAATTATATCCATATACACATTATTTGTCAAGCTTTTTATCTAGAAACCTCATTAATAATAATGATATTATGATATATAGTCTCTTGTTATTATTATATGCCAAAAAACCTGTGGATAACTATTTTAGTTTATTTAAATAGCTTGATGATTTCTATGGTAATTCTAACTTAAAATTCTGTTGATAAGTCTGTTGATAAGTCTGTTGATATCTTGTGTATAAACCTGTGGATAAGTATGAGAATTTATGATTATTAAAGTTATCCACAGATAAAATATAGTTATGAACAAGATATTCACAAGATATTCACAAGGTGTTATGATGGTAATACTTCGCTTAGGAGACTTGTGATTGGCTACAAATATGCCTGATGGCTTTAATACGTCTGGATTCGGGATGTTTCCGGAAGTTCCTACAAGTCCCATTATCAAAACTGCGGACTTCGACGATGGAAGCGGGATGTTCGAGTTGATGCCGCAGGACATGGAAGAGGAAAGGGAAGAATTACTGTCAGATGTTAATTTCTACGGTAATATTGCGGCCGATATGGATGAAGGGAAGTTAACGGCCTTAGGGATAGAGTTAAGCGAAGAGATAGACGCTGATATAGCGGCTCGTAGTGAGTGGGAAAACACAAATAATGTGGTTCTCAACTATCTAGGAATAAAGATTGAAGAGTTTCGTAAGACTCCGTTTTTATATGCATGCGGAGCATTCGATACGACTCTTCTTGGAGCCCTCATACGAGGATTTTCAGTGGCGCGCGCAGAGCTGTATCCCGCTGAGGGCCCTTGCAAGGTGCAGATAAACGGAATTCCAACTGCTGAAATCGAGGACAGGGGCGAAAGAGTTAAGTTATTTTCTAATTATTATTATACTGTAGTAGACAAAGAATATTATCCTGATTCAGAGCAATTATTGTGGTACACGATGTTTTTTGGCTCTGGATTTCGCAAATGTTATATTAATGATGAAACTAACCTTCCTATTGGTAGATTCGTAAAGCCATTCGATTTTATTGTTAATCCTGACACTATAAGTTTGCTGTCATCAGAAAGAATGACGCAGCGATGTTATTGGAGTGAAGGATATGTATTAGGGAGAGAGAAATCGGGAGAATTTGTACTCGATACATTACCTGATGCTAATTTCTCGGATGATGATGATAAGTCTAAGATTAAGAAAAGCATTAATAAGATTGACGGTATTAATAAAGCATCGATGGAAAAGAAAAGTATCTATGAATACTATGAAATACATGTAATTAAAGATGCTTCTGATATAGAGCCAGGAATTCACAAGCCACAAAAGGGTGAAGATGGGGATGATGTTGTTGAGTTGCGTCCTTATGTGATTACTATGTGCGCCGACAATAATAAGATAGCTTCTATTAAGAGAGGTTGGGTAGAAAATGATCAGAAATTTAAAAGACGACAAAGCTTTATTAATTATTATATGTTACGTGGGTTTGGCATTTACGGTATCGGTTACGCTGCTCTTGCTGGTACTAATGCGATTGCTCTAACTAGCATTTTGCGTCAAACAATTGATGCTGGAATGCTTAAGAATTTTCCTGGGGGAATTAGAACGAGGGATGTTAAGGCGGAAAATAATGATAGAGCAATTGGCCCATCAGAGTTCTTAGAAATAGATACTGGTGGCAGACCAATTCAAGAATGTTTAATGTTAATGCCTTATAGCGAACCTTCTCAAGTGTTGATGCAGCTTAGAAGCGAGCTTAAATCTGAAGTAATGGATATTGTTAATGCTTCTCAGAATGCTATCCCTGAGAACAGCTCTAATGCGCCAGTTGGAACAACGTTGGCATTATTGGAAGTGGCAGATAAAGTTCAATCTACAGTTCTGCGCTCTCTTCATTTCGCGCTAGGGCAAGAATTGCAATTGATGAAAGAGCTTTTTGCCCAACATTTACCGCCAGAGGGCTATCCATTTATGGTGCCGGGTAAAGAAACGGCAGTAATGCGTTCAGACTTTGCTGATAATATTAATATCGTGCCTGTGTCGAGTCCTGGAACACTTACTACTGCTCACCGAATGGTGAAAGCAGAAACTCTCGTGAAATCGGCAACTGCATATCCAGAAATGCATGATATGCATGAAGTGTTGCGTCAATACTATCAAGCAATGAATGTTGAAAACATCGATAAGATATTAAAACCGCAGCCTCAACCTCAATCTTTAGATCCTATTTCTGAAAATATGCTTCTCATGCAAGGCCAGCCCGTCACGGTTACATGGCCACAAGATGATGATGCACACAATATGGTTCATGAGCCATTTGGTATGCAGATGTTCCCTATTAATCCAGCAGTATATGCGTCAACAATGATGCATGTACAAACTCATAAAGCTACGAGAGTAGTCAAGAATATGCCTGAGTTTTCACAAAACCCTCAAATGCAGCAAATGTTTACGCAAATGCAGCCACAGCAATTATTAATGATCCCAGAAGTACAGAATGCCATAGCAAAAGAAGATGCACATAAAGCTATGGAGCAGCAGCAAAAAGCATTGGAAGACCAATCGCAGCAGGTAACTCCTGCTCAAGCCATGATGGCAGATGTAGGGCAGAAACGTGAGGCCGCAAGGATGAAGGAAGAAGAAGTGGTCCTTAAATCTCAGACTGAAGCACATAAAGCACAGCTTAAGTTTGAAAGTGAAAAAGCAAAAATGGAAACACAGCGCGCTATAGCTGAAACAAAGGCAGACGTTGATTTAACTATAGCGGATGCAAAACTAAACCAACATCCAAGAGGTATGTAACATGAATAGATTTTTACCAGGTTTTCAAGGCCACGATGCCATGAGAGAGAAAGCAGAAAGAATGTTTAGAGGACATATCGATCATGCTGGTGGTCCAGAAAATATGCCAACCAAACATGTTGGTCGTATTAGCCATTTCAAGAAAGGTGGGCATGTGAAACATCATGGCCATTCGGAAAGAATGGAAGAACGTATGGAACGCCATCATGCGCATAGACAACACCACAGTGCTCCGCGCGCTCATGGACTCCAAAAAGACCAAACCGATTTGCATATCCCTAAGCATTTAAAGCATAGCGCCCATAGAAATGAAGGCGGGGAAATGAAACATGGTGGACATGCTCATAAGAAACATCGTGCAGTTCATCGAAACATGGGTGGAATGTTGGGTAGTCAATTGTCAAATGAGATGCCTACAGGGATCGCCCCAAGAATGCCATTTGCTACACAGCCAGCTTCCCAACCAGCGATGAAGCGTGGCGGACATGCTCATAAAAAGCATCATGCCGCTCATAGAAATGAAGGCGGGGAAATGAAACATGGTGGGAATGTTCATATGAAGCATTCTAAGGAGCTTCACTTGAGGAATCATCCATCTAAAAAACATCATTATGCTCATGGTGGAAACGTGTATGAGCATGAAATGGTTGGAGAACATCCATCCCATGCCATGCACCACTATAACTATGAAGACATCATGAGAGGCGAGCACGCTAGAAGTGTTCCACGTAGAACACATCATATGATGGCTGGGCGTGATGATGAGACTCAAGGGCAAAATTATAAACGTCATGGTGGACATGTTAAGAAAATGGCGATGGGCGGAGTAGGCAAGATTAGACATGGAGAAGCTACTTCACGCGGTAGAGCAATTAGACATAAGTTGGACCTTAGCAGGTAATGTTCAAATATGTAGAGAATCTTCTAGCGAAGATAAGGGAACGCCGGGCAATTTATTCTACCCGGATATTGTCCGGCAGTTTCTCTGTTTTAGATGAGTATAAGTTTATTTCGGGTAAATACATGGCCTTTGAAGAGGCCGAAGAGTTGGTAAAGAAAGTGTACAAAGATATGTACGAAGGGAAAAAGGAGGACGATGATGAACGACATGCATGGAAACAAACCACATAAGTCTATTATTTATAAGGATACGCGGTCTGAACGAGCAGCGGCAGAAGCTGAAGCGGAAAGATGGAAAAAGGAAGCTGAGGAGAAGCATAAGAGAAAAAATTTAGAGTTATTAGAATCTGAATCTGAAAAAGTGGATTTGGAAGGAAGTAAAAGAATTGATGAATTTAGATTGAGTTATATAGAAGATTATGAAGAATCAGAAGCAAAGAGATTAGTAGAAGCAAGTCTTGGCTTTGAAGCGCCTAGAGTGACTGGTTATCACATGGCTGTAAAAATCTATGTCAGACCTGATGAGATAGCTGAGTTTACTAAATCAGACGGTACAACGGGTAAATTATATCTTCCTCAAACAGCAACGGTGCATGACAAATATACAAACTGTACCGCTTTAGTTTTGAGTCAAGGTGATGGTTGTTATAAAGGTGAACGATTTATTAAGCCATGGTGCAAGGTAGGGGATTGGATAGTTATTCCGCGCAATGAAGGAACGCAAGTAAATTTCAGGGGATTACCTGTTCAATTTATTGCTGATGATAGATGTTTATGTGTAATTCAAGATCCAACTTGGGTAACAAGAGATTAAGGAGTGAGTATGGATACCGAGAATCAAAATTTAAGTTTTGGCGCAGAAGAATCACATGAAGAGGCAGTGCCTGAAGGTGATATAGAAATTATTGCTGATGATTCTGGCGGCTCGTCTGCTGAGTTTTCTGAAGGTGGAGAAGCGGAGCAGCAGGAGGAGACAGAACAAAAGCCTAAGAAAAAGAAGAATGAAGCAAGCAAGTTAAAAGTTAATCAGTTAATGAGAGACAAGTATCAGCTTGAACAAGAGCGAAATATTATTGCTGAAGAGCGGAATCGCTTGATGCAAGAGAATGCTAGCCTTAAGCAATTAAATGATTTCTCAACTAAAGCGGCTATTACTAATTATGAGACATCAACACTAGATAGATTAGATAGGGCAAAGAATCTAAAAGCGCAAGCGTATGAATCTGGTGATATAAAAGCGCAAGTAGATGCTGATATATCTCTAAATATGGCTCTTAATGAATATGAAAGGTTAGAGAAATGGAAAGGAGAGCAGAATCTTAGAGTTCAACAGCAAGAGTTTGATGAAAAGAGTCAACAGCAGCAGCAGTTTAATCAGCAACAATATTATCAAAATCAGCAAGCCCCTGTTGCGCCAAATGTCGAGACTGCGTCTCAATG